ATACTTTGGAGGTTAGTATGAAAGATTTATATCAAGTGACTAAAGATTTTTTATTGCAAAAAGCAGTGCCATTCCTGACTAAATATGTTGTCAGATGGTCAATAAAGTTTGTTGGTAGTGTGCTTGTATATTTAGGTTATACTCAGACGCAATATGAAGAGTTTGTATCTGGAGTAATTTTGTTTGCGGTCGGAGTTTTATGGACTTTATTCACGGATAAGGTATTAGGCAAGAAGGATACATTATCTTAATGGATGTAATATTCCTTTTATCATTAATATTCATCTGGAGGCTTTTGAAAGATGCGAAAGAAAGAACTGAATAAAGAGCAAGTGAAAGATTGTGCTAAAGAATTACAATTGGTGTCAAAAAAAGTTGATGATGTTATTAATGAGATGATGGTATTGCGGGGCTTTGTAGAACAAAGATTTCAAGAAGTTGAGCATAAATTAATTGAGCGGACAACTATTGTTATTACAAATGGGGATAACACTCCAAAAGAGATTGTGGATAGGAATAAGTTTTTTTCTGATTTATACAATAGAACAAGATATTCATTTTTTTTTCAGTCGGTATATAAGTCATTAGGAACTATTCTAACAATATTACTTATTCTTAATTTAGTATTAACAATCCTGAGCAGGATTAAATGAAAGGCGGGTTTGTCGAATTTGCAAAGGCAATAAGAGAACGGGAGAGTTCAAATCGGTATGATATTGAGAATAAGTTTGGTTTCTTAGGTGCTTATCAATTTGGTAAAGTAAGACTACTTGACTTAGGTATTTCAATTGATGGATATGGTAAGGATACACATCCAGAAAGATATAAGAAAGCAATAAAGGTTTCGAAAGAAAAATTTTTGAATACTCCTCATATGCAAGACGGAGCTTTTTTCAGGCATTGCCAAGATTTAAAACGGATAATTCTTATGCGATATAGACATTTAATCGGGAAAGAAGTTCGTGGTATAAATTTAACAATTAGTGGTATGATAGCAGGTATACATTTGGTTGGACTTGGTGGATTTTTGAAGTGGATTTCTGGCGAAGATGTTAAGGATGGTCTTGGAACAAAAATTGAAGAGTATCTAACAAAGTTCGGAGATTACGCAATATGAAATTAAAAGATTTTGTGCTTATATTACTTATTGGAGTTGTTGCGGGATTTTTAGCATATCATATTAGCTTCAAAAAACAAGCTCAAAAGACTTATGTTCCTGTTGAAGTTCCGATTATAAAAAGAGATACTATATGGGTGGAGAAAATAAAAAAGATTACACAACCTGCCAGAATAGAAACTTTAATTACAAAAGAAAAAGATACAATTTCGATTGCGAAAACTGATACAATATTCACAGATGATAGTTTGACATTAAATATAGATTATTATTTTCCACCATTAAATAAATTTGAAATATTTTACCAATTAAAATCACCAATGATTAAGGAAGTGATAAAGGAAGTTCAGGTTGAGAGAACAAATCCTTATTTAGTTGGTGGGTTGATAGTTCAAACATTTATCATAATATTAATTCTTTTAAATTCATTATTCAAGTAATATGGTTAAGAATATTGTTGTTATATCAGATACACATTTCGGCTGTCAGCTTGGATTGTGTCCACCAGAAGTTCAATTAGATGGTGGAGGTATTTACAAGGCTTCGAAGATCCAAATGAAATTATGGAAGATGTGGTTATATTTTTGGAATGATTGGATACCACAGGTGACGAATAATGAAGAATATGCTATTATTATAAATGGTGATGTTATAGATGGAGTTCATCACGGGTCTAAGACGCAGATTAGTCAGAATATAGCAGATCAAATTAAGATAGCTGAAGAAGTTTTAAGACCAATTATTAAGAATAGAAAGTGTGTTGCTTATTATCATATTCGTGGAACTGAAGCGCATATTGGAAAATCTGGAGAATATGAAGAAGAATTAGCTAAGAATTTGGGTGCGATAAAATCAAAGAATGGGAACTATGCAAGGTGGGAATTGTGGTTGACATTTGGAAAACGAAAATTGCTCTGTCATTTCACTCATCACATTTCGTCAACGAATTCAACAGCTTATGAGAGCACAGCAGTTCACAAGGAATTGGTAGAAGCATATAATGAAGCTGGTAGGTGGAAATTAAGACCACCAGATGTTGTAGTTAGATCACATAGACATAGATTTTATTTAGTTCAAATGCCTTCCAGTAATACTAATGCAATTTCGGTTGTCACTCCTGCTTGGCAATTAAAGACACCATTTGTATATCGAGGATTGCTTGGTAGAAGTTCAACTCCACAGATTGGTGGAATTGTAATAAAGGAAGGAAGTGAAGTTCCAGTATATATTCGTCACAAGATATGGAACATTGAACGAGAGAGTGAGGAACGGTTATGAAAAATTTAGAAATAAAATTTGAAGAATACATAAAAGCTCTTGAAGAAGCAAGGTATAGGAATAGAGTATTGCCGAAGGATGTTTATGATTTTGTTGAAAAAAAGTTAAAAGAAGGTAATAAAAAGTCTGTAATATTGAAATTCTTAATTGAGCAGAACATATTAAAAGTCTCAAAAGTGCATTTTATCCGAATGATTGAATATTCAAGGAAATATTATAGTCAAAAAAAAATGAGTTGATGAAAATCTATTGCAAAATCTATTGCAGTGTGGGTAATTTTTTGAAATTTTTAAAATTTTTGTAGTTTTGACATTTGCAGAATTGAACAATCTTTCCTTATTTTTATTTAAAAAATTGATTTATTTAAACTTTTTGATACCTCAAATATACCTGTCTTGACTGAATTCTATTGCAATTCTATTGCAGTCTATTGAATAATGCTTGATTGATTGCATCTGCCATCTTGTTCACATCAACATTAATATAATATTTCATTGTAGTTTTAAAATTATTATGGCGCATAAATTTCATTAGATAATATGGATTTAAGCCTTGCTCTGCTAATCGAGTTCCACGAGTTTTTCTTAAATCGTGAAATTTATAATTCAATCCTAAATTCTTTAATGCCTCAATAAAGATTAAATAATAATATTTTGAACTATTATAAGGACATAAGGGCTTACTTTTATCCAATTTTGATAAAAATTGGTATGCGTCATCTGGGATTGGAAGGTAATCGATACGATTAGCCTTTTTGTTTTTGATCGTAATAATTCTTTTTTCCAAATCAATATCATCCCAAGTAATATAAAGAATTTCACTTCGTCTTAGTGCGAATAAGTAGATAATTTTAATGATAGAATAAATTTTGAATGATCTTTTTTTAAGGTATTCGAATATTGTTTCGAGATCATTCTCGGAAATAATATTTATTTTTGATGGTTTAATTTTTAATTTAAAAAATTTGAAATTATATTGAATGCCTTTTGATCTTAAAAATTCAAAATATTGTTTAATTATATTAATGTAATGATTAATTGAATTATTATTATTTAATTGGTGATGTTGGATAAAATTATTAAGATGAATTTCTGAATAATATTCTATCGGGTAATCTCCATTTAAATTAATCCATTCATTTAATATCTTATTACATCTTTTTTTTCTTTCTTCAGATTTAGGAATTAGAAATTCTTCTATATAAGTAGAGAATTTTACGACTTTTTTTGAGTTATTAGCACTTATAAAATGATTAGGAAGGAGTTTTAGTTGTTTTTTAGCTTCAAAATCTTTTAAAATTCTTTTAGCTTCATAATAATCTTTTGTTTTTGTTGAAAATGATTTGGTCCGTTGAGTAAAATTATCGTAATAATATATGTGCCAGATATTACCACGCTTATATAAATATGCCATCTTAATATTGTAAGACGATTACTCCATATTCTGCGGTTGTTTCAACTTCTCTTAATGTTGTTTCACCAAATATTGGATCTTCTTCTATCAATTTTGCTTTCAAAAATCCATATTGAGTTCTCTTCATAAATGTTGCATAATAATGACCTTGCCAATTCGATATTCCATAAGAATAATTTCCATATCCATCATAGGTTGAATTTTCAAGTAATCCTATCCAGTAAGTATTGGAGCTGACTTCTACTCGATGCTTAACATTGCAACCTATGAAGATTAATAATAAGAATAATAATAATGTTTTCATTTATCTTTATTCCTAATTTTTTCTTCTTCTTCTTTTGTAATATCTTGTAGTTTTCGTAATACTCCTATTATTGGATATATTTTATCAATTTCATTAGGTTTAAATACTTCAGGAACTTCATATTCATTATACCAGATAAGAATTTCATTTTCGGGCAATATCTTAACTTTTCCAATTATTAAATTTTCACTTTTCATTTTTATCAAACACAACATATTATTAATGTTTCTAATTGTTGGATCACATATAATTGTATCATTTCTTTTTATCTCTTCGAGTTTCGTATCAAAGTTAATTTTATAAAAAAATTGCTCTGGTTGTAATTGAAATAATGGCTTTTCTCTTATAAAATAATCTATCACTTCTTCTTTAATTTTTGTTTTATCAGTATAATCTTTTAGATTGCGATAGACTATTGGATCGGTATCTGCAATAATCTTAATGTTTAATCCTTGTTCTATTTTTCTAATGGTGCTTTTGCGGATATTAGTAATTGTGCCATAGATAATTCTATAAATGTTATTTGGTGATATTCCAGTAAGATTTGACAATTCATAAACGCTAAGATTAAAATCATTTAAAATTTTAAGTAGGAATTCTTTCCACCTATTTTTTTCTTCTTTCTTCATTTCGATTTCCTTTTATTCAAATTTAATATTTCTGTAAGTCTTTTTATTACAATAATTTATGACATTTAATACTTTATTATTTAGAAACACTTGACTTTTATTATAAAAAGTCATAAATAGTAATAAAAAAGAGTGAAAATGAATAAGTTATTAACAATAAATGAAACAGCTCGCATCTTAAGATGCGGGCGTAATAAGGTAATTCAATTGATTAAAGATAATATCTTTCCTGTTGTAATTATCAATGATCGTTACTTCATAAGACCTTCCGATGTTGAAAATTATATTAATTCACATCTTTATTTCTACACAAATATTCAAAGTCACACATTATCACACAATGTAATTATTCAAAAAAAAGAGGAGAAAGTTTAAATGAATTTGCAAAATTCACAAAAAGAACTTCAAGATTTTATTCTTGAAATATTAAGGAGAAATCATTTATCAATCGAATGGTTAGCTGATAAACTTAACTTAGATTATGATATTGTTCATTATCAGCTAAAACGAGCAAAGAATTATAGAAGTGAGTTTCATCAAAAATGCATACAATTATTTAAATCGGAAAAACTTATCAATGAAAAATATGATGATTTGAATGAGCTAAAGGATAAAGTTATACAATTGGATTATCTTATTAATGGGGGGCTTTCATTATTCGAAAGAAATCTTCAATTGTCACTTCAAGATAATTATCTCGATGAGAAAGAGAAACAAGAGTTGGAAAAGTTATTGAAAGAATTGAAGGATAGAATAGAAGATCAGATCAACAATTTCATTTTAACAATTCAACTTAAATAAAGGGGGAAAATATGAAGAAATTAATTTGTCTTTTTTGTAAGAAACAAATTCAAATTAATGATGAAAAACAACTGCTTGCAATAAGAGAGACTAATGAACCTAAAGTAAAAGAGGCTGGAGTTGTTCATATAGATTGTTTTAAGAATTTTTTGAAGTGGAATTCAAAAGATATCATTTTAAATCTTACGGAGGTGTTAAAATGATCAGAATATTATTTCCAAAAACTAAAGATTATCTTAATCTGCTTACCGAAAATGCTATCCTGAGAAAAAAGCTATTCAACACTTACCAAGATTATATTCAACTTAAGGAGGAAATAATGAATAATATTACTTTGATAGATATAAGACCATATAAAGAAGGGTATTATCTCCAATGTAATCATTGTGGTTATAAAGTAAAATCAAAAGTAAAATTAGAAGTAATGAAACGGGCGAATGAATTCGTGTATGACAACGGAATAATTTATTGTAATAAATGTTACTTAAGAAAGATAATTGAACAATGAATAATAAAGATATTCTTGTTTCATTTGCGAAAAAATTTCTTTCTGTTGGAGTTAATATACTTCCAACAAGAGTGAGTGAAAAGTATCCGAAGGTTAAGTCTTGGAGTGAATTTCAAAAGAGGATGGTGCGAGATGATGAGATTGAGAACTTATTCAAAAATGGAATTGATGGAATTGGTGTAATTACTGGTGCAATATCTGGTAATCTGGAATGCATTGATATTGATAATAAGCTCGGGAATGCAGGTGAAATATTTAAATTAATACAATGGGAATTAGAAGAAATTCTTCAGAGATGTATTATCGAAAAGACACAGAATGAGGGTTATCACATATTCTATAGAGCCGAGCGGGTAGATGGCAATCAAAAGCTTGCTCAGATGAAAGATATTACTGGGACTAAGATTACTATTATTGAGACAAGAGGGGAGGGAGGTTTTGTTGTAGTTTATCCATCACCTAATTATCAGTTACTCTGGGGTAGTTGGACCAATATTCCTTATCTAAGTGAGGATGAAAGAGAACAATTAATAACATTTTGTATATCCTTCAATGAAATTGAAAGTGAAAAAGTTGAAATTAAAATAGGGGGATTTGAAATTAAGCCTTGGGAAGAATATAATGAGAAAGGGATTGAAGATGCAAAGAGAATTTTAAAAGAAACTGGATGGACTTATGTAAAGACTAATATACACGGAGTTGAATATTGGCGGAGACCTAATGCTAAGACTAAGGGTATAGATGCAACATTTAGGAATAATATCTTTTATGTGTTCTCTACTAATGCATCACCATTTGAAGCAGGCAAGGGATATTCACCATTTGGAATTTTGTCCCTTTTATATTTCAACAATAATCATAAAGCTACTATAGAATATCTTGAAAAAAATGGATATGGTAAGCGGAAAGTATATATTAATTCAAAGAAAAGAAATGATGAACACGAATTCATTGAAGTTATTGTCAGTGGAAAGGTTCCTAAGTTAAAAGTCAATAAGAATAATTTTTTGAATTTCTTAATAAAAAATGGTTTCGGGAAAATCTATATTGGAAGTGATATTATTATTGTTAAAGTAAGTAACAATATTGTAAGTAATTATAGCGAGGCAAGAATAAAAGATTTCGTTTTTAACTACATTAAAGAAAACGAATGGAATATTGATGGTTTTTCCAAACAGGATGCATATAATCTAATTCTGGACAAAGAAAAAGAGATCTTCTCAATATCTTTCCTTGAATTCCTTCCTACACTTGATCTTAATTTCAAGCGTGATACAAGAGATGAAGCTTATTTCTTTTTTACTAATGTTTGGGTGCGTGCTAACGAAAGTGGATATCAAGTGGTTGATTATAATAAGCTTGATGGTGTTGTGTGGGAAAAACAAATTATTCAAAGAGAATTTGAAAAGGTTGATTTCGAAGGTTGTGACTTTCAAAAGTTCTTAATGAATATATGTAGATATGAGCCACCTAATGATTTCAATGCTGATAGATATTTAAGTTTGAAAACAGCAATTGGTTATCTTCTTCATACATACAAAGATCCAGCGAATGCAAAAGCAATTATCTTTGTTGATGAGGGAGAACCAACTGATACTCCAGATGAGGCAAATGGTAGATCAGGAAAGTCTTTAGTAGGAAAAGCAATTGGAAAGCTCAGGAATGAAGTCAGAATAGATGGTAGAACATTCAAGTTCGATAAGACATTCGCATTCCAGAGTATTAACTTAGATACACAACTAATTCATTTCAACGATGTTCCTAAGCGATTTGATTTTGAAAAACTTTTTGCAATTATAACTGATAGCATTACGATTGAAAAAAAGAATAGAGATGAATTCATTATTCCATTCGAACACTCTCCTAAGGTTTTAATTTCAACAAATTATACAATTCAAGTGGATGGCACGAGTGGTAAAGATAGAAAGTTTGAAATTGAATTCTCAAATTACTACAACATTAGACATCGACCTATTGATGATTTTGAATACCGATTTTTTGACGATTGGACTGATGAAAAATCTTACGAATGGAAAAAGTTCGACAACTTTATGATCAGCTGTTGTGTAGATTACTTCCAGAATAGATTAATGCCATATAGATTTCGAAATTTGATCAGGAAACAGGTTGCACAGGGGACATTGCCTGAGTTCTATGATTTTATGGAAAATTATGTGATTAAAGATGGAAGATTCTATTCAACATCGGATCTATTCAACGAATTCAAAAAGTTATTTCCCGAATTTGAAGAAGTAACTATAAAAAGATTCTCACAATGGATTAATAATTATTGTATTAATACTGGAATAAAATATGAAAAAATCAGGATACAAGCAGATAGAGGTTGGAGATTCACAAATGATAATAATTAATAGTTCTATGAGAATATTTAATGTTGCAGGATTTGCCACATTGCCACATTTGTCAGATTATTTAAACAATTTGGAGTTAAAGCTAAGTTATTGTTTTATAATACTTTATCTTTTTATTGCTCCTTATTCCTTTAAATTTAAACAATTTAAAAAAATAAAAAATATATATAATAAAGAAGAAGAAAGAAAAAAAGAAAGAAGAGTAATTTTAAAGAATATATTTAGCAAAATTATCTGTAATCTGGAGTTTCATTTCTCTAAATTATTATATTTTAATGATTTATCCTTTGAACCACATTGTAATAACAATCTGGCAGATATGGCAATCTGGCATATTTCTGGAGCTAAGTGGCTAATATTAACCAATATATGGAGTGTTTATGGAAATTCCAGATAGTCTAATCAAGCAATACAATAAGCAATTGATTAAGCGAAGTAAAATAAGTCAACTTACAGGATTGAGTAGTTCTATTATAACAAGAATTTTATATAAGAAGGGAGTTGACTTGTGGGATTTAAATGATAAGAAATTAGTTATGAATGAATTAAAAATGATTGATAAGTATGAAAAGAAAAGATATGATAGAAAAGAATTATCGGAAAGGTATAATATACCATTAAAGAAATTGAATGTGATATTACATAAATATTATATTGAATTGTGGGACAAGAAGGATGGTAAAATAAAAAAGAATAATAATTATTCATTCTGGAATGACATATTAGATGGACATCCAGATCCTGCATATGTAATGATGTTTCTTAATTATAATAAAGATTGGAGGCAATATGATCGAAGTCGATGCAAAAGAAGTAAATAAAACATTACAAAAGATATTAGATGATCAACCGAGATATCTTGCTCGAGCAATTAATGATACAAAAGATAGAACACTTAACAAGTGGATTGATTTAGTTCAAGATAATTATACAATCAAAAAGAGTGTGAAGAAGTTCTTTATATCAATTCCTGCAACTAAGAATAATCTTCAAGCAATTATTACTTTCAATGCTAAGAAAGAGAATAAAGTTGGATTAATATATTATAAGACAAAAGCAACGAAAAGAAAAGGTGTTTATGTTGAAGTTATAAAAGGAAGTGAAGAGCAATTGCGTCACGCATTTCAAGCAACAATGCCATCAGGACATACAGGAATATTTCAAAGAACTGGAAGATTTAAAATTGCAATTAAGGGTAGATATAAGGGAAGGAAAAGGGAAGTTATCAAAGAATTATATGGACCTTCTCTATCGAAAATTTTTTCAAGAAAAGAAATAATGGAGAGGATTAAGAATTATGTTAGAGAAGAATTATCAAAGCAACTGGAAAGACAAGTTGAGAGAATTAAGAGAGGTTTTTAATTCTACGGGTCCTAACTCAAGGTTAAAAAGCGAACTTCCACGACGCACGGCTTTTAATTTTGCATTAAAACAAAAAATGTTATCTGTTTCTGATTAAATGATATGAGTAAATATATTATTACTCGGAAAGAATTAGCAGAAATTCTTGGATACGATGAAAAATATATTAACCAACTGGTTGATGAGAAGGGATTACCACGATTACAATTTAATCAGTATGATTTGATCGAAGTTGTGAAGTGGTGGAAGAATTATATTGAGGAATTGCATCGAGAAGAATTGAAGCGAGTTCGAGCGTTCAAGCCACAAGATGAACTTGCGTTGAAAAGTGCAAGATTGAAAGAATTGGAAATATTGGAGCGTGAAGGGAAGCTTATAGAAGTTGATTTGGTGCGTTCTGCGTGGTTAGAGGAAATAAAGCTGTTAAAAGAATTACTGGATAGTCTTGGAGCAAGATTGTCACATAATCTTATTGGAAAAGATGTGAAGGAAATAAAAAGAATTATTGATGAAGAAGTTGAAAGAATTGAACAGAACATTAGTGAATTGCCAATTGAGAATGAAGAGGATGATATCGATTAAATTATTAATGAGTAATAATAAAGGAGAAAAGAATGGATGATAAGATATTGTGTTGGGGAATGAAGGAAAAATGGGTGGGTGCGGGAATTGGTCCAACTAAGTTGTGTCCATTAAGGTGGGAGTGTAGTAGGTTTATTGGATTATTCCAAGATAACAAAGATGTGGTAAAGGTATTTTTGAATTTGCCATTCGATCATAAAAAGAAAAGATGTGAATTTTATGAAAGCAATAATTCGACAGATAATAAGTGAAGGTAGGAAAATATTTAAAAAAAAGGAATATCTTACTATTTCGCAGTGGGCGGAGAGGTATAGATATATATCGAGTGCGGAAAGTAGTAGACCTGGAATGTGGGATAATACTCTATTTCCGTTCGCAAAGGAGATTATGGATGCGGCGTGTGATCCAGAAGTTGAAGAAGTTACTGTGATGGGTTCGGCACAAATATCGAAAACAGAAATTCTAAAGAACATTGTTGGGTATTACATTGACTATGAGCCAACAAAGATATTAATAGTTATGCCAACAGAATTGATTGGAAGGGCATTCTCCGTTGATAAGCTTGAGCCGATGATCAATAATAATCCGTGTTTATCTAATAAAATTTTAAAATTAAAAGGGCAAAAGAATGTTAATACTAAGATGCATAAGGTTTATCTGGGTGGAAGTTTGACAATAGTTGGTTCGAATTCTCCAAATTCATTGGCACAGAGGAGTGTTAAGATTGTTATTAGTGATGATATTGATAGAATGCCTGAGAGTTCTGGAGAGGAAGGAGATCCTGTTCGATTAGCTGAAGAGAGAAGTGAAAGTTATCGCTTGGTTGGGTTTAAGCATATAAGATTTTCAACACCAACAATTAAAGGTATTTCGAGAATTGAGAGATTGTATTTGAGAAGCGACCAGAGGGAATATTATGTGCCGTGTCCATTCTGTAATCATTATCAGACATTGAAGTTTGAGAATTTGGTATGGGATAAAGAAAGTCAGGATATGTTTGGGATTAAAACAACAGACAGGTTTGAAAATACTAAATATAAGTGTGAGAAGTGTGGGGAATTGATTGAGGAAAAGCATAAGAATTGGATGCTAAACAATGGAAAATGGGTGGCAAAATATCCAGAGATAAAGAAACATAGAGGATATTGGATAAATAGATTGTATTCTCAATTTTCGAGCTGGGGTGATATTGCAAGAAGATTTAATGAAGTGAAAGATTCACCTGAGGAATTGAAAGTATTCCTGAATACATATCTTGCAAGGACTTGGGAAGCTGAGGAATATAAAGAGCTTGATGAAGCTTATCTTCTTAATAGGGTTGAAGATTATTGCACTGATGATAATCCGAGAATTCCGAATGGAGTATTATTCTTAACAGCTGCAGTTGATACGCAACCAGATAGATTGGAAATCTTAGTGAAGGGATGGGGTAGAGATTGGGAAAGTTGGTTAATTCATTATGAGAAGCTGTGGGGTGATCCAGATCAATTGGATGTGTGGAATATGCTTGATGAGTTCTGGGATAGGGAATGGATAAGAGAAGATGGAATTAGAATGAAGATTAGAGGTGCGTTCATTGATAGTGGTGGAAGTAACACGGAGGCTGTATATGAGTATTGTCGCAGAAGGCAATATAGAGATATAATTGCAATTAAGGGTATTGGTGGATGGGGTAAACCATTGTTATTGAATATTACAAGAGTAGGGAAGTATAGAGATGTTATTCTTCAGACAATTGGTGTTGATGCAGGAAAGGAGATGATATATTCACGATTGCAGATTGAACCGCAGAAGGACCAACCTACTCCAAAGGCAATGCATTTTAGTTCACAATTTGCAACATTGGAATACTTCTTGGGATTGACGGCAGAGAAGCAAGTGAAAGAGTTCGATAGAAGGATGGGGTATAAAATTGTGTGGAAGAAGAAGAAGAGAGATGCAAGGAATGAACCACTTGACTTGGAAGTATATGCATTGGCAAGAGCTAAGTCGTATAATCCAGATTGGGATGTGCTGGAGCAAAGATTATTTGACTTACAAAAAACTTCCGATAATGAAAAAGTAATGGAATATCAACGAAAAAAAATAAGGGTAAAAATCATATGAAGATCGAAATATATGATCACATTCAAGAGATTGCCTTAAAGAAGGCAGCAAAAATGAAAATGAGTGTTACACAATTCGTGAATTTTATCATTGAAATTGCGGAGGTGAAAGTTGAGGCAGAAATAAAATTTAACGATAAGGATGGGGAAAATAAACAAAAACAAAACAAACAATTCATAAGGAGATGCTAAAATGATTGATTTAAATTATCTTAGAACGCTTTTTAACGGCAAGAATAATATGATTGGGCTTGCCAGTTCTTTAATTAAATTTAATGACTTCCGTAATGAATACGAGAAGTTGAAGAAAGATTACGAGAATATTCTGGGTGAAGAGGTTGATGAAATTACTTTGAGTATGATTGATAATACTGAAATATATAATGATGATATTGAATATTTGAATAAAAGTTATAAAGAACTTGAGGAAAAGATAAAAGATGAGATACTTGAAGGATATTATGTAATTAAAGATAAAGTTGTGAAGAATGAATTGAAGTTAAAGCATACTGATCATATTAAAGTGTTATTGGATTACTGGAAGGATTTGATTTTTGAAGAGGTTGTTGCGATGGTAAATCGTGATATTGAGAAAGAAAATTAATGAAGGAGGTTAAAATGAAGTTGATAGTTAATGATAGAATATTACGAACAATATATTATGCGATTGAGAATACTCTGGAGAATTTGAGCTTGCAAAATGTTGGTCCGAAGGAGAATGAGTATTATTATTCTTTAATTGATTTAAAATATCAGTTGAAAGATATTATTGAAGGAAAGAGAGATTATATTCCAGAGTTATTGAGATCGAAAGAGAATAGGATTGAGATAGAAAGGATTGATGAGAGTTTAATTAATGATTTGATCGAAGATCTTGAAATAAAGCCGAAGTATACGCAATATACGATATGGCATGATGGTGGTGAGTGGTTCATTGGAGTTAAAGGGAATGAAATGAAAGAATGCAAAAGACTTACGGAGTGGTTAAGGGGTGAAATATTGGAAAAGGATAAAAGAAGAATTTTACAAAGTATATAATTGGAGTGGTTAAGGGGTAAAAGATTAGAAAAGGATAATAAGTGATTTTGTCAAGTCTTTTTTTTGATTTTTTTAGATTATTTTAAATGTTAAATTCCTGTAAGTTATTGAAAATAAATAACTTAACTTTGTAAGGAAAATCCTACAAAAATTTTTTAAAAAAACTCTTGACAAGTAATATACTCTTGGCGTATATTTGCATTAGAAAGTTTGATTGAAAATTTGTTTAACAAAAAAAGAAAGGAGAGAAAAAAATGGAAATAGATAGAATAAATGATACCTTTGTATTGACACTCAATAATCCCGAGAATGGGAAAGCGTGGGTAGCGATATTAACAGGAAAGGATGATAAGTATATATTTAAAAGAGAATTTGTTCGAAAAAGATCAAGTGCATCTAAGATAACTTCTTGTTATTACGTTCCGAATGGATGTGTAATTGAAGTTAATGATGCTCAGGGTAGAAGATATTATGAAGTATTGAATGGATTGTCTAAGATATCGAGAGAGAAAGCAATTGAATTAGTAGGGTGATTATGGGAATTCAAATTTTAACTAATTAAAAAAAAAGGAGCAATACCATGTGCTTAAGAATTCAATCTATACAAGGCTGTTTATTAGAGTTCAATCTCTACTTGGTGGGAATAAAGGAATTTAATTTCACCAATAGTGGTGAATTAGCTCCGCCGGTTATTATTGACAGTGTATATAGATTTGAAATAATAGACGGGCTATTAGTTGCGATGCCGTCTAATAGTCGGCAGGAAGTTAAGAATTTCATTGAGGTGCTTTGGGAGGGTGAAAAGAACAAGTGGGATTTCAATAATTATATAGACAATTTGGGATATCATGTTGCATTGTTTGATAGCGAGAATATTGCTAATGCATTCAGGATATACAAGGGCGAGCAGGAATATGTAACCTTACCAGTTTTCATTCAAGAGGAAGATATTCAATTAGCTGGGAGCCATGTTATTGTGGAAAGGTTCGGTGTACCTAATAGTCAATTATACTTGGAATTCTGTAGATATTTTAAAATAGAAGCTGATAAAGAAATCATTGAATTATTAGACAAAGTTTATCAAACTTACTCTTAAACTTAATTTCAAATCTTAATTCTAAGGAAATTCTTACAAAAAATTCTTTTAAAAAGGTTTGACAAAATAATTTATGTAATCATTTTGCGAATAAAATTAAAAGTTAATTCAAATTATGTTAAACAAGAACAAAAGAGGAGATGAAAAATGAAAAAAGAATATTCAATCATAATTAATGGTAGCGACTTCTCTCATTGGTGGGGGGATGCTACTACTTTGAAAGAAGCTAAGAAGTTGACCAATGAGATTTCGAAGATTGGTTGTTTCTGGCTTTTGGACGAGAAACTTAATTCTGACGACTTGATATATAATTGCATCACGATTGATGTATATTGTGGTGATGAAGTAGTGTATTCAAAAACATTGACCAAAAAGTTTCGAAAGGAATTATTGGAACAAGGGGTTAAGCGGGGTTGGTATTCCAAATTTGTATACGAGGAATTCAAATGGTATAATTCATAGAATAAAAAAGGAGATTTAAAAATGAAAAGATATTGTGTTGATATTGATACTTCGTTTGGAATTCATAATTATTCCGAACATAATGATCTGAAGTCTGCATTGAAAGTTGCGAGAGAATTGGTTAAGATTGGATGTTCTTGGTTGGAAGATGATAAGAGATTATACTGGGATTTAAAAGAAGAGAATATCTGGATTAATGTTTATGATAATCAGGAGGAAGATTTTGTTTATTCAAAAAAGATCACCAAGAAATTGAGAAATTATTTATTGAAGAAGATTGAGAAGGGGAAGTGATGAGATGGATATTAAGAAAATTCGGATTGAATTAGGAATGACACAGAAAGAATTAGCAGAAAGATTAGGATTAAGTGGACAATCGAGAATAAGTGAGTATGAAAATGGTAAGCGAAAGCCTTCCAAGAGAATTGAGATCTTGATTAAAATGATTTATGAGCAAGAAATAAAGAAAAAGCAGAGATAATATTTTCTGACAGAGCAAGCCTTTTTTCCTTCCTAATTTTAAGTGCAGAAAAAGTGCAGTAGTAGTGTATTTCATTTATTACAATTAAAAATAATATTGCCACCAGTTACTTATATGAATTCTTTTTTGGCTAAGGATGTTTGAGTTTTTTTCTCCCTCTCTTTTTTCTCAAACATCCTTCTTGAAATAAAAAATGATGGTAATGATAATGAATATACCAAAAGAAATATACGCTGGTGGCACTTATTATTGGATTGAACAAATTGATGAATATCCTGCAAGTTCATATTCACTTAAAATTATTCTGAGGAATGGTGATCGGAAGATTGAGATTAATGGAACATCTTCAGGGAATAATTATGAAGTGAGTATTTCTAATTCTCAATCTGCGAGCTGGATTGCTGGTGAGTATGAGTGTGTATACTACTTTTATAATTCAAATGAACATAAGTTTATAAGTGCAGGATATGTTAAGATCCTACCGAATATTCTCACTACTTCAAACAAACTACACGAAGAAATTGTTCTTGAGGCAATAGAGGCGGCAATTGAGCGAAGAGCGACTAAGGAACAATTGAGTTATTCGATTAATGGTAGATCGTTGCAATATATGTCGTTAGAAGAATTAATCAAGGCAAGAAGTTTTTATCAATATATAGTAAATGTAAAGAAAGGAAAGATCAAAGGATATATTCCTGTGAGGTTCAATGAAGTTAGGTAATGTTATTAAAAGAATATTTGGTATTAATAAAAAGTCACCAGTAATGGTAGGATTAAGAGGATACAAGTCTGCAAAAACGAACAGGTTAACATTTGATTGGTTAACATTTAATCGTGCTGCAGACTTTGATGTATTTCAAGACGGAGCGAGATTAAGAGCGAGGGCAAGAGACTTGTATTTAAACAATGATTATGTGCGGAAGTATGTGTTATTAATGGTTCAGAATGTAGTTGGACCAGATGGATTTATATTACAAAATCAAGCGAAAGATATTAATGGGAATTATGATATTGGAGCGAATAACATTATTGAGAATGCGTGGTATGATTGGGGATTGTATTATGCGGATGTTCAGGGTGTGAGTTCTTTCAGACAATTGTGTGAGATTGTTGTGAAGCAACTGGTAATTGATGGAGAGATATTCATTAGAATAGTGAGGAATAAGAGCAAGTATGGAATTCAGTTGCAGATTATTGAGGCTGATTATGTTGATGAAAAGTTGAATGAAACATTAAAGAATGGCAATCACATTCGAATGGGAATTGAGTTGGATCAATGGAGAAGACCTGTTGCGTATTACATTAAAGCAATTGATATAGAAAGTGAATTGTATGCATCTTTGACAACGACTAAGAATGTGAGAGTGCCTGCAAGTGAGATTATTCATATCTTTTCAAAGGATCGTGCTAACCAAACGAGAGGAGTTAGTTGGCTTGCGCCTGCAATGTTGAGATTGAAGATGTTACAAGAATATGAAGATGCGGCGGTTATCAATGCGAGAATTAGTGCAAGCAAGATGGGGTTCTTTACATCTCAGACACCGATTGGAGAATTTTCGACAAAAGAAAGTATAGAAGTTGAACCAGGGGTATTTGAAGAATTGCCACCTGGATATTCATTCATAGCATTTGATCCAAAGTTTCCAAGTGAACAACACGGCTCTTTTGTGAAATCAATGCTGAGGGGAATTGCATCAGGGCTCGGAGTATCTTACAATACATTAGCGAATGATCTTGAAGGAGTGAATTATTCGAGTATTAGAGCGGGATTGCTTGATGAAAGAGAATTCTATAAGACGGTTCAAGCGATGGTGATTGAGAAATTATTAATACCAGTATTCAAAGAATGGTTGCTGGAAAGTTTGACAAGAGGAGTATTGAAAGGAAGCGAATTGACAGATCCATTGCCAGTAAGGAAGTTTGATAAATTTTTTGCACCAGTCTTTTATGGCAGAAGATGGTCTTGGGTTGATCCATTAAGGGACATTGAAGCTGAAGCACTTGCAGTTGAGAAAGGGTTTAAGACAAATAGTGAAGTTCTTGCAGATAGAGGAAGAGACATTAATGATGTATATGAGCAATTAGCGAAGGAGAAAACATTGCAGAAGAAGTATGGATTGATTGAAGAAGATAACACTAATAATAATGGTCGTAGTAAGAACAAGAGATTAATAAAAGAATTGATTAAGGAGGAATAAAAATGGATGAGAAGAAATTAATTGGACAAAGTTTTGATAGAAGTTTCAATATTCAAGACATAAGATCGGTAGAAGGAAATGATAGAATATTGGAGTTTTCTTTTTCGAGCGAAACACCGATTGATAGATATGATTATATTGAGATACTGGATCACAATCCAGAGTCGGTGAGATTGCAGAGGTTACAGACTGATGCTCAGGTATTATTCAATCATAATCCTGATAGAATAGTAGGTGTTGTGCTTGATCCGTATATTGATACAGAGGCAAGGAAGTGTAAAGGGAAAGTGAAGTTCTCGAGATCTCCAGAGGGTGAGATCAATTATCAGGATGTCTTGGATGGCATCCGTAAGAATGTTTCAATTTCATACATAATATATGCTCTTCGTCAGGAAGGCGAAGTGAATGGAAAGCCTGTGTATCGAATTACGGATTGGGAGCCGTATGAAGTATCGATTGTCTCAATACCTGCAGATATAACGGTTGGTTATCAAAGAACAATTAATATGGAGGAAAGAATTATGGAAGATAAATTAAATAACACTAATCAAATCAACGATAACAAAGTTGATGAAAGAGATGAAGCGAAAAGAGTAGAAGAGATTAAGGCTCTTGGTGAAAGGCATAAGGTTCCATATGAATGGGCTATTCGAGATAGAGTTCCAGTGGAAGTCTTTAGAGGTTTTGTTTTGGAAATGAAACAGGATAGCAAGCCACTTTATACCGATGACATTTTTCTTTCAAGGAATGAGATAAAACAATATTCGATTACCCGTGCAATCAATGCTGTGATTAATGGTGAAGAGACCTTTGAAACGGAACTTTCTAAAGAATTTGCAAAGAGATTGGGAAAAATTCCAGAAAAAGGAAAACTTTATATTCCACATTCAGTATTTCAGAGAGATTTGACAGTTGGTGGAGCTGGAACTGGTGCGGAACTTAAAGATATTGAATTCTTAGGTGGTGAATTCATTGACTTACTAAGAAACAAGATGGTAACACTTCAGCTTGGGGTAAGAGTATTATCTGGATTGAAGGGCGATGTTTATATTCCTAAGCTTGCAAGCGGTGCAACTTGGGGATGGAAGACTGAGACTGGATCATTCGCTGAAAGCACTCCTGCAACGGCTCAAATTCAAATGGCAGCAAAAGAAGGTGGAACATATGTTGATTATTCGAAGAAGTTGCTTTTGCAATCTAATCCGAGTGTAGATCAGGTTGTTATGGATGATCTCACCAAAACTGCTGCGTTAGGATTGGATAAAGCAATTCTCAAAGGTTCTGGTGCATCTGGAGAACCGCGAGGAATTCTAAATACGACTGGCGTGAATAGTGTTACTTCTGCATCTTTGACATATGCGAAGGCGATTGAGTTTGTGCAAAAGGTAAAAGAAGCTAATGCATTGACTAACAATTGTGCATTTGTTCTTTCTCCTGCAGGATGGGGATTATTGAAAGGTCGAACAAAGGTATCTAATTATCCAGACTTTTTGATTGATAAAAATGAGACAATGGTTGGATATCCTGTATATGATACTGCACAGCTTAATAGTGCTGAGATTATATTCGGAGACTTTTCACAAGTATTACTGGGATTATGGGGTGGAGTTGAAATCACAGTTGATCCATACTCCCAATCTGCAAGTAATCTAATTCGTGTTGTTGTTTCACAAATGGCTGATGTTGCGGTGAGAATACCTGCTGCGTTCAGTGTCGGAACTGACCTTAGCTAAAATAAGGTGGGAGTGGGAAGACCACTCCCTTTTATTAAAAATGATGGAGGTAAAGATGAAAGTAAAATTATTAGCGGACATTATAGTAAATGGGAAGCCTTGTAAAGCTGGTGATGTGGTAGATGTTGAAGGTGTGGATTATGTTGAGATTGTGAAGACAGGAAGAGGAGTTGATTATACCGAAGATAATGAGCAAGAGCAGAAAGAACAAGCAAAAGTTAAACCAGTTTCAGAGAAGAAAAAATGAACGAGAATTTAGATCTCTTTTTTGATACTAAGGAATTTGCAATTAATGTTACTTATAGAAATAGAAATGGAGTTGAGAAAATTATTCCGTGTATATATGATGGTGAAGATGTGGGAATGATGATGCAAGGAATTGAAGTTATTAATACTAATCCGAGATGTTTTATTAAGACAAGTGATGTGGATGCAAAGGAAGGTGATACATTGAAAATTAATATGATACAATATAAAGTTATTGGTGTTTACAAGGATGGAAGCGGAATAACGAGATTAGAATTATCAAAAGATGAAAGAGAAGAGGACTAAATGATACCAACGCAACGAGAAAAGATAATTGATTTGCTCAAGTTAAGATTAGAAGCAATAAGAATGGCGAATGGATATAGGACTAATGTTGGTGAGAATGTATTTGTCTGGAGAGTTTCACCGATAACGGAGAATGAAATTCCTTGCATAGTTATTCAAGATACTATAGTTGAACCGATTAGTGAGAAGTCGGTAAGTAGTATGCAAGTTCTGGATGCTGGAATGAATGTAGATATTCTATGTTATACAAAGGGTGGAAGTGCAGTTAGGGAATTAAGAGATAGTTTGTATGATATATATAAAGCAATTGGAAAAGATGTTTCATTTGATAGTAATGTGATTGATATAGAGATATTGAGTGATGAGATTACTGCAGAGCAAGAAGATCGTAAGATTGCAGTTGGTAAGATAGCATTAAGAATAAAATTTAGAACAAGAAAATGGGAGAATGAGTAATGGAAGAGATTATAATTGAAATTAAAGAAGAAAAGGTTGGAAGTTATGTTATTGATGATGATGGGAAAATTATTCCGAATGAACAAGATGAAGCAATGAAAGAAAGGAGTAAAAAAAATGATAGCGAATAGATATCTTGTATTAGCCAAGATTGAGGGTTCTTATGGAGTTGATCCAATTCCGACAACTTCAGCGAATGCAATTATAACGACCAAGCCGACATTTGAAATTATTGAAAAGTCACTTGAGAGACCATATGTATTGCCTGCATATGGGAAGCCACCGCAGATGAAAGTTGGTGAGGGTGTGAAAGTATCATTTGCAACTGAGTTCAAGGGTTCTGGAAGTGCAGGGACGGCTCCAAAGATTGGTGCATTGATTAGAGCTTGTAATTTCACAGAGACAATTCAAGCTATGAGTTCAGTCACATATAAACCTAATAGTTCGCAGGATGGAGAGAGTGTAACATTATACATATATATTGATGGTATATTCCATAAGGTTCACGGATGTGTTGGGAGTTTTAAATTTAATGGTGGTCTTAATGAGATAGCAAAGCTTGAATTTGAATTTACTGGATTATATGGTGGAGCATCAATGATAAAGGATACGACATTTCCGTCATATACATTGGATACAGTTAATCCAATAGTTTTTAGAAATGCACAGGTGAGTTTTAACTCTGCTAATTACATAACTAAAAATGTTACATTTGATATTGGTAATGCAATATCTCCGAGAAAGAATGTGAATGCATCAACTGGAGTTGAGAGATATTTTGTTAGCAATAGAGATGTTAAGGGGACGATACAATTTGAAGTAGTTAGATTGGACATAGAAGATCCATTTTCGAATTGGGAGAACCAGATACAAAATGATTTAATGTTTGTTGTTGGAACTGAGACTGGAAATAGATGTGATATATATATGCCGAGAGTTGCCCTTGATGTTCCAAAGTATGGTGATGATGAGAATATATTGATTTGGGATTTATCTTTTCGAGCATTGACACTCAATGGAAATGATGAAATTCAATTGGTGTTTCAATGATAAAGATTAATGATAACATTGAAAAAATTGTTGTAAAAGTTGGAGAAGATGAAATACTCTTCTATGTGAGGAAGCCGAAGACTTCTGAGAAGATAGATTATCAAAGGAAGACATTTGAATTTCTTTCAGGAGAGAAGTCTGGAGAGGCATTTCAGAAGCAACTTGAATATCACATTGAGCTTGGAATGAAGCATATTACAGGATTTAGAGAAGGTGATATTGAGTATGAAGGGAAAATAATTAGTTCAGATGAGAAGAGTGAGAATTATTATCCAAAATGGAAGGAAGTGATAAAAGAACATCTTGGTGAAGTAGTTTCGAAATTGATAGAAGAGATATACAATGTTGGTAAGGTCGAGGTGAAGAAAGTCCCTTTCGAGAGGAATTGAAACAATGGTTAGAGAGTTGCACACCAGAGAAGAGAGAAAGATGTCGAAAGAATTTTCCAAATGAAGAGATATGGAAAAAAGCGTGCGAGAGTTGTTTAAGTGCGAAGCAATTCGAACCTTCTGTGGAGTTCGCACATATATATCAACTATATCTCCTGCAATATGCGGGAGTTCAATTTTCTATAGATGATTTGAGTTATGAAGAATGGATGTTACTTGGAGAATTAAAAATAGCAATAGAGGAATATAGGTTAAATGGCTTCAACAAGTGAAGAAGTAAAGATAAAAATAACGGGTGATAATAATTCGATAAAAAAAGCACTTAATGAAGTTCAGACTTCATTAAGAGGGCTTGAAGATGTTACGAGAGGTCCGATAAATGCTTTAGGTGGATTGACTAATTTAATGGGGATAGGACTTACTGCAGGAATTAGTGCAGCAGTATATGGATTTGGAACCTTGATGAAGCAAGCGATTGATACTGCAGATGAGATGAATAAGATGTCGCAAAAGATTGGAGTGAGTGTTGAATTTCTTTCAAAGATGAGATATGCACTGGATTTGAGTGATGTAAGTATGGAGCAATTTCAAGTTGCAATGACAAGATTAAGTGCGTATATGCAGGAGAATAATATTACAGGTAATCTTGAAGAACAATTACTGAAGATAGCGGATCAATTTTCTAATGCTAAGGATAGTTCGGAGAAGACGGCAATTGCTTTAAAATATTTTGGTCGCAGTGGAGCTGAATTAATTCCATTACTTAATCAAGGTGCGGATGGATTGAAACAAATGATGGAAGAGGCTAAGGCATTAGGATTGGAAATTTCAAAAGAAACGGCAGTTCAGGCGGAAAATTTGAATGATCAAATGAAAGTTTTAAAATATCAGTTAGAAGGAATTGCCATACAAGTGTTACCTGGATTGCTTGATATGATACAATTTATGGTATATCAGTTTAAACATCTTGGATTGACAATAAAAGCTTATCTATTTCAATCTGGTGATGCAATCAATAAACTAGTTGATGGATATGAAGCTGAAAAGGCTCAGATGTTGGATAATGCAAAAAAGAGAGAACAATTAAATAAAGTTATGGAAGAGACGAATGAGAAGAGGAAAAAAGAAGAGGAAAGATTAAAGAGAATAAATGATGAATATCAGAAGTTATTAGCTAATACGGAAGATGAAATTAAATTCTATATAATGGGTGGCAAGAAAGCTGATGATTATACAAAGGAATTAATAAGATTACAAATTCAATATGATCATTGGATTAAGAAATTTGGAGAGGCGAAAGCGAAGAAGTTATTTGAAAAGCAAGAATTTTTAATCTTCTTGAAATATGTTGATGAAATGCCCGCGAAAGAAACGATGATTGATCCAGTAATACAAGCGAGGGTGGAGGCATATCAAAAGGATTTGGAAAATTTTCAACAATATTCAACTGAGAAGCAGTCATTGATTAGTGATTTATCAGCATTTGAAATATTGACGGCATCGATGACGATGGAAGAATATCAGGAAGGATTTTCAATATTAAGGAATAGTATTGATGGTATTATGGAATATGTGGGAAAGCAAAGTGAAAGTGGATTTCAATTATTCAAAGCATATAAGAAAGCAGAGGCAATGATAAGTGCATATAGTGCAGCAGTGAAAGCGTATGAAAGTTTAGTTGGAATTCCAATAATTGGACCAGTTCTTGCGACTGCTGCAGCTGCAGCGGCGCTTGCATTTGGATTAGCACAAGTGAGTATGATTAATAGTATTCAGAGAGGTTCAGGAGGTGGTGGAAGTGTTAGAGCAACAGCACCGACAATTCCTGCGGTTCCGAGAAGTGAAGTTCCGAAAGGTGAAAGTGGTGGAAAGCAAGTCACGATAAATATATATGGGAGTGTAGTAGATCACGATAAGTTTGCAAGAGAATTAATTCCAAGTATTAGAAAAGCAGTGATGGATGGAGTATGAAACCAATAATTCTATATTATAACAAGATTAAGGATGCGATTTATATTAATGCAAGTGAAACAGGTTCAGGGAATGTGCTTAATTTAATTGATTATAAAGCACATACGATATGGAAAGCAAGTTCTACAGGGATTAAAAATATTTATCTTGAGTGGAATTCAAATAATTATTTTAGTGCTATTGGATTAGTTAATCATAATATACGGCAAATAGAAGTAATTAATAATATGAATGATGAGACATTGCTTAATAGAACCATTGATAATAATGATGTGAAATTGTTTACATTTCCACGAACTGGAACAACAGAGATAAGAATAAGGCTAACTAATTTTACAGAAATTCCATATTGTGGTGAGATGATATTGGGAGAGTATATGGAATTTCCGCAACCAGTTGATGCACCATATTCTCCATATATAGAAGAACCAGAGATTGAAGGGGAATATTCAAAGACTGGTGTATTAATTGGGGTAAATTATAAATATGCGAAAGTGAGTGCTAATCCGAGATTTAGTTTAATTGATAAAAGATGGATTGAAGAAAATTACATTCCATTTTGGAATGATCACGCAAAATTAGGGAAACCATTTTTATTCGCTTATGATCTTGATAATGATCCAGTAGTAATATATGGTAAGATAAATGGAAGGTTAGAACTTCCGAGAGAGATTAGAAATTATGTTAATCTTGAATTCACGATAGAAGGATTGAAATGAGTAGTTATGATGACAGAATAAATGAGATTTCAAGAACTAAGATATATCTTGTTAAGATATATCTTGATATTTGCACAAGGACATTTGGAGTAAGTCCTTGCAATGCTACTGGAATAAAATGTTATAATACAATAGCGACTTGTAAGTATACGAATGCTTATAATAAAAGTAGTAAGGAATATAAGTTTTGTTCGTTATATGTTATACATAATCTATATAATGCAAGACCTTATGTGATAAATGTTGACTTTTATTCACAAGAATTAAAAGAAGATAATACAGTTAGCGGAAGAATTAAGATTAAGATGTATGATGAATGGGATATTGATGTTGAAATGGATCCGTATTGGAGTGATAGGTATATTAACATTGAGCAGGTTAAGGGGACATTTTGGAAGAAGTTAATTGTGCGTAATCCTAATTATGTAGGTAAGAGAATTGAAGTTTATGAAGGTTTTGATGGAATTTTGGAAAATGAGATGAAATTGATGTTCGTTGGTACATTAGAAAATATTACATTCGATAAGAATACTGTTACAATAGAAGCAAAAGATATTTTAGGTTCATTAAGTGATATAAGTTATCCAATTAGTGTTGATGTTGCAATAAGTGAAGATATTCCAGAGATACACACGGCGAGTTCTGATCAAGGAATGATAAGTCTGAATGCAATGAGTGGAGATTATTGTAAGAGAACAGATTTTCTTTCAATGCAATTACATCTTACTCCTCAGGATCTTGGTGGTTCTCTTACGAGTGGATTATATGACTATATGGTAGTTGCGTATGATATATATGATAGACCTTTGGCGAAAGTAATAGGAAGTGTGTATGTGGATAATGGAATGGGTGAGAATGGTGTTATATTATCTTGGTATAGTGTTACAAATGCAAGTTATTATTGTGTTTATAAATATAACAACTTTGATCAATATAAAAAGACTTCGTTAACTTATCTGGATGATCTTGGTGAAGTTTGGGATGCTGGAACTCCACCAGAAGAGGCTGAAAGATATTATGTATTGAATGGAAGACCAGAGATATTAAGTAATTGGAGTGTATTTGCGGGCTTGTTTACAATCAAATTAACAAATAGTAATATACTTCCTGCAACAAATGGATGGATAAGGATAGAAGATGAAGTTATTAATTATGGAATGAATGACACGGGGACGAAGACATTGTTAGAATGTAGAAGAGGAATGTTTGGAACTCCAACAAAAAGACATTCAAATATTACAAAAGTTAAGTTGCTGGCAAGATACGAACCGCAGAATCCGTTTGTATTACTTTATAATTTACTTTCTACTTATGTTGGTTTAAATAATATAGATAGCACTACATTTAATAATTATGCAACGAGCTGGACAGGGATTAATTTTTCATTAAAACCTGTAATAAAAGATAAGAAATTGAGTGAATTATATTTTGATGCAGTTAATATGATGAATTGTAATAGTTGGGTAAATGAAGAAGGGAAGATAACGATCAGAAAGTATGATGATGAAATTGGACTGGAAGAGATTAAAGATGATGATATAATTCAGGGAAGTGATAGTTGTGAATTTGACATTGATGAGAGATATACAAGAGTGAATATTAATTGGCATAAGATTGATTTAACTCAAGATGATAATGAAGATAATTTTAAATATCAAAACTTGAGCATAAGTTCAGTGATGGAAAGTGATAAATGGTATGGGAAGTCAAGAGAGAAGAGTTACAAAACGCTTTTTATTAATGAAGATTGTGGAGTTAATGGATTAACTCCGAATGATTACATATCAAGTCTTGGTGCGAATATTTTGAGCCGACTAAAAAAAGCACCATTGATTGTGGAATGTGAATTAGAGATGAAGGATCAAAATAGAATTAGATTGGGTGATGTTATATTATTAACAAGTGATATTATGTGTGATTATTATGGAAAAAATTTGAATAAGAAAAAGTTTATTGTTATTAAAAAGGAAATAGTTGATAACAGAGTAAAGATTAAATTAAAAGAAAAATTTTAGGAGGATAAAAAAATGAAAAGATATTTAGCATTATTAATATTGATATTCGTAATAGTTAGTTCAATTAAAGCTCAACAGAGGTGGAAAGTAAGTCAAGGAACTACAGGAACTTCCGTTGATACGGTTTACTTTGGAATTCCTTATTGGGGTTTGTATGTTGAAAATCAAGGGGAATTTTCCGACACATTATGGGTATGGCAGATAACAAGTCCAGGTGTGAATGATAAGATAATGTTAACAGGTGGAGAAGGATTTTATTTTCCAAGTTCAGCACCGAATTATTATGTATTTCTCAAGAGTAATGGTAATGTAAAGAGAAGAGTTATAGTTACATATTAGGAGGAATTAGTTATGAAAAAGGTAATATTATTAATATTAATACTTGTATTACAAGTATATTCGCAGGTTGTGGTTAAATCACCACAATACTTTGAACGATTAGATAATCAGACAATTCGATTGAAGGCTGGAATGAATAATCTATGGTTCGGTAATGGTGGGTTTCGCTGGCTAAATAATCAATTACAATTTAGTAATGATTTAACAAACTGGTATGCTATTCCTCAATCACTTACTCAAGGCGGGGGATGGACATTAGGATTTAATAAAATTTATCAATCTACAGCAGGCACTCCAGTTCACATAAGAACTAATGCGGGTGATACAACTGGGTCAGGACTGCTTAATGTTTATGGACATCTAAGTGTGGTTCCATCTTCTTCGGCATCAAATGTGTTGACAACGAAATCGCTTCAATCAACAGCACCGCTTGGTAGTGAATTAGTTACGAATGGGACTTTCGATAGTAACACTGGATGGACTTGGGGGACAGGATGGGTCTACGATGCTACTAATCAAGAAGCAGATCATACTACTTTCAACACAGCACCATTGACACAAACAATTAATGTAGTGAGCGGAACAACTTATCAAATTAGTTTTCAAATTAAAAATATGACTACAGGCTCGGTCACTATAGATATTGGTGGGGTATTTGTGACTAATTATGGTTCATATATTAGTTTTGATTATAATAGCACATTTAATAGAACACTTGTTGCGAACAGCACTGGCAGTGTTTTATTATCTATTACTCCAACGAGTAACTTTGATGGCAGTATTGACAATGTTTCTATAAAAGCTATTACTGGCACTTCACAACCTAACTTAAGTTTCATTGACGAGACAGATAATGTTTTTGCCGACTTAAGGGGAAATAAATCATTATCTAATATCGCTTTGGGTTTAGGGGATTTAAGTTCGAATACCACTGGTTATTATAATTCAGCATTTGGTCACTATACTCTTTATTCCAATACCATTGGTTATAATAATTCGGCGTTTGGTCGTGATGTCCTTTACAATAATACTACTGGATTTGATAACTCAGCATTTGGTCTGGGCGTTCTTCATTTCAACACCAGTGGATATAAAAATTCAGCGTTTGGCGTAGACGCTCTGCATTTCAACACCACTGGTTATAGCAATTCAGCATTCGGACGAGACGCTCTCTTTTTCAATACCACTGGATATTACAATTCGGCGTTGGGGTCAAACGCAGGTGCTTCAATAACAACTGGTTATAATAATGTTTTCGTAGGTTATGACGCAGGATATAATGGTTCGCAAAAAGTTGATGCTCAAAATTCAATTGCTATCGGTGCTAATACTTATACTACTAATAATAATCAAGTAGTAATTGGTAGTGGGACAACAACTCACGGATTGGGGAAAATACCAGATTTGACGGGCAATGGGTTAGATATTAATGGGACTACAATAAGACTTCAATTTAGAACAATAAGTTCACCGACAGCTACAGGTAATGTTGGTGAGATGTGTTATGATGCTAATTACATTTACATTTGTATTGCAACTAATACTTGGAAAAGAATTCCAATTCCATCAAGTTGGTAGTAACAATTAAGAAAGGAGCTTGCTATGTTTGAAATTAAAATCAAACCTAAACAGATTTATTTCGATGCTACAAAACCTAAGGCTAATAGTCTTTTAGTTTGTGTAGAAGAACTTATTCCAAACGAAAAAGCTCAATTTTCGGTTCAATTCAGAAATAATGAATATGGGACATTAGATCAAGTAATTCTGAATTTAGAAGGACAAGAATATCAAAGCTGGGTTGATGATAATTACTTAATTAATTGGATTGTGAATAAGCTTGGGGTTGAAAAAGAATGATTATTCAATTAGTGTTATTCACATTAGAATTCTCACTTTAATTATTTCAATTACTTTATTGATAATACTTTGGAGGTTAGTATGAAAGATTTATATCAAGTGACTAAAGATTTTTTATTGCAAAAAGCAGTGCCATTCCTGACTAAATATGTTGTCAGATGGTCAATAAAGTTTGTTGGTAGTGTGCTTGTGTATTTAGGATATACGCAAACGCAGTATGAAGAGTTTGTATCTGGGCTTGTATTATTCGTAGTTGGTATTTTGTGGACACTTTTTACAGATAAGGTATTAGGCAAAAAGGACACATTGTCATAATGGATGTAATTTTTCTTTTATCATTAATATTCATCTGGAGGCTTTTGAAAGATGCGAAAGAAAGAACCGAATAAAGAGCAAGTGAAAGATTGTGCTAAAGAATTACAGGCGGTATCAAAAAAAGTTGATGATGTTATTAATGAGATGATGGTATTACGGGGATTTGTAGAACAAAAATTTCAAGAAGTTGAGCATAAATTAATTGAGCGGACAACTATTGTTATTACAAATGGGGATAACACTCCAAAAGAGATTGTGGATAGGAATAAGTTTTTTTCTGATTTATATAATAGGACACGATATTCATTTTTATTTCAATCGGTATATAAGTCATTGGGGACAATATTGACAATATTACTTATTCTTAATTTAGTATTAACAATCATTGGAAGGTTTAAATGAAAGGTGGTTTTGATGAATTCGCAAAAGCGATTAGAGAACGGGAGAGTTCGAATAGATATGACATTGAAAATAAGTTTGGTTTCTTAGGTGCTTACCAATTTGGTAAAGCAAGACTACTGGATTTAGGAATTTCAATTGATGGATATGGTAAGGATACGCATCGAGAAAAATATAAAAAAGCAATGAAGATTACTAAAGAAGAATTTTTGAATACTCCGCATATGCAAGACGGAGCTTTTTTCAGACATTGTCAAAATCTAAAACGAATAATTCTTATGCGATATAGACATTTAATTGGTAAAGAAGTTCGTGGCATAAAGCTTACACTTTCTGGTATGATTGCTGGAATTCACTTGGTTGGACTTGGCGGATTTTTGAAATGGGTTTCTGGTAAAGATGTTAAAGATGGTTATGGGACAAAAATTGAAGAATACTTAACAAAATTTGGAGATTACGCAATATGAGATTAAAAGATTTTGTTTTTATCTTAATCATAGGTATTTTAGGGGGACTTCTGATTTATAAATTCTTGCAAAAGCCGAAACAGATTGAAAAAAAAGTTGAAGTTAAAACAATTAAAACGGATACACTTTATTTGCCAGTTATTAAACAAAGAATTATCGCTAAAGCGAAAATTGATACTATTCGAATTAGCGAAATACCACAATATGAAGACTATTTTACTGGCTTTGAAGATCAAGAAATTAAGCGTGCATCTGCTGATACAACTTATTCTGATAGTTCTTTGTCATTAAAAATTAAATACTACTACGAACCTGTAAATCTATTTGATATTAACTACCAATTGAAACAAAAAGAAATTGTTAAAGCAATTACAAAAGAACCGAGTTTATTCTTAGGTATAGGTGCGGGCGTAGGTTTTGATACCAAAGGTCGGATAAACCCAAATGTTTCAATAGGAGTTTATTATAAGATATTGACGATAAGATAATGTCTCCTCTAATCTCCTTCCAGTCTCCTTCTTCTTGTCTCCGTTCTCCAGCCACTGCTAAGGGCAGTGGCTCTTTTTTATTAATCAAAGATGGAGTAAAAAATGAATATTCCAAAACAAGCGTCAAAATATCGTGATTTGATATTACGATATTACCGCAACTATCCGCATCTTTCGATGTCAAAACTTGCAGTAATGATAACATCGGAGAATGATATTCCCATTCAGGCTGATGGTTTTAGAAAGGTTGTATCTTATGTTGTAAGGCAAGAAGTCGGCAAGCAAGCAAAAGAATTTGATTTTGATTTTGAAGATAAAGAATTTGAATTTGATGAAATTCCGAGTAGTGCAATTAAACCTAATTTTTATGACTTGTCAGATAAATATCAAAGAATTTTAGTTATTTCTGATATTCACATTAAATACCACGATAACGATGCTTTAAGAATTGCTTTGAAGTATGGCTATGACAATAAATGCGACACGATAATTCTAAATGGTGATATAATTGATTTTGCAGGAATTTCACGATTTGAAAAGTCTTTACTGGACAGGAACATTGCCTATGAGAGGAACCTTGTTATAATGTTTTTAACTAAACTTCGTGAAAAATTTCCAAAGCAAAAAATAATTTTCAAGGCTGGTAATCACGAATTAAGACTTAAGAAATTTATTGAAACTAATGCTGAACAATTGGAAGGAATTCAAGAATTAGAAATTGAGAATTTCTTAAAGTTATATCAATTTAACATTGATTATGTTGATCCTTATTCGATTATTAAGGTTGGAAGTTTGAATATCATTCACGGACACGAAATACTTGGTAATGGAATTAATGTTGCGAGAATGCATTTATTAAGAGCTTTTGATAATGTTTTGTTCGGTCATTTCCACAGGACACAGGATTATATCCAAAGGAATATCAAGAACAAAACCTTTGGTGGATGGTCTATAGGATGCCTTTGCGGGCTTTACCCTACTTTCTTTCCAGTCAATAACTGGAATCACGGCTTTGCGTTTGTAATTAGAGAAGGAGACTTCTTTAAGGTTGAAAACAAAAAAATAATCAATGGGCAAGTATTATGAAAAAAGAAATTTCACAAGCTTTTAAGCAACTTGAAAGATATGGATTTATCGTTCGCAACTTGCAATTCTACAAAGCTTATGGTAAAGGAGCAGTTGACTTGCCTGACATTGTAATAATCGGGAAGCGTTGTAAAGGTGATATTCATTTCGTTGAGATTAAAATTGGTAAAGACAAGCTTTCCAGAGGTCAGAAGATAATGAAAGAATATCTTGAAAAGACAAGTAATTACTACATTGCTAATGAAAGTAATTACAATGATATTATAGAACAAATAATTAGATTTAATGGCTCTTAACTAATTCCAAGCTCGGCAAAGATTTTATTTGAGATTGTTTTACCCCATCGATTAAGCATTGCTTGTGCTTGGTCAACAACTTCATTCTCGAATTCCAGTCTCTTAAGCTCGGGAGTTATATTAAACTTATACTTTCGCAGGGCATTTTTAATTTCCTTACAAAGACTTTGATATTCACTCTGGAACTCTTTATAGGTTGGATATTTCTTTGCTTTGTTTTTAATCTCAGCGGGGGTTATTTCTCGAAGGAAGTATCGATTATTAAAAATCTTTTCTTCAATGTCATTAAATTTATCTAAAATAGCATTATACTTTTTTCGCAATTCTGAATAAGCTTTCATTTCTTGATAGAGGCTTTGACTGACTTGCATAAAATTTCCTTTCTTTTGTTTGTTTTAAGGTTAATTAAGAATAACTTTTAAAAAGTTTTTCCAAAAATTCAATCAAAAATTCTGTCGGTTCTATACGATATACTTTGCAAATCTCACTATATAAATCTTGATTAGGTATTGCAAACCGGTCAACCACAATATTACTACCAATCATTTGTATATTCTCCTCACCAAATATTACAGGTAGTGTAACCGTATCGTCTTCAATGCAAAAAGTATTAAAGCAAGTTTCAGTATTCAGTTCCTTTGGAAACTGATATATGTGATAACCAAGTTTACCTGTCTTTTCAATTACAAGGTCATATATTTTTTCAAAACTATTATGAATATTTAAAGTATAATAAATTCCTTGTTCTTGATTATATGGTTCAGCGACTAATTTATTATTAATGACGCTGAACTTATATTCGAAACTTTTGATAACAAAAGGTTCTAAAGTGATTAAGTCACCCATAATAGAAACACAAAAACTTTTATATCCAACAAGCCATCCATAGTATTTTAACAATTTATTTTGATTTGAAAATGTTAAACACATAATAATGTCTCCTTCCTTTTGTTTGTTATTAATTATAAACCCCGATGCTAATCACATCGGGGCAAAGGCTATTAGAACCTTCCACCTCCAAAATGCTTTGGATTAATGCAAATATAAAAAAACTGGGGAATATTTGAAAGAGTTTGGCTTTCGATTGCAGATCGAAGTAACTCTTTCATTCACCACCAGCTTAAAAATTTATGGAGGAAAGTTAGGAAGGGAATTAAATGCTCTACCAATTGAGCTACAGAAGATTAACTTCTGGTGGGACTCGAACCCACAACCTTTCGCTTTGCAGGCGAAGTATCCCTTCCTATCACCATCCACAAACTCAAAGAACAAAATTAAATTTCAACACTATTTACAAAATCTATCAACTGATTTTCTTTCTCAATCCACTTCATAAAGTCAAAAATCTTTTCACTCCATCCAGCAATATGAAATGTGCGTGGATGGGAAATATCTTTTGTGCCATAACCTTCAATATCTATGCAGTAGACATAAACATCTGGATTTTTCTTCAAGTATTCAAGATAATATGGTTGAACTCCACCTCTCTCAATCCAGCTCTCCATATCTGACAAGATAATAATTCTGTTGTATAATACTTTTGAATTAATTGCATAATCAAAGATAAGTGATGCCTGAGTGCCACCGCCTACTTCATTTTGTATTCTATTCGCAAGTGTCAATACTGGTTCAATCCGTAAATATTTAAATTCCTTAATAACATCGCTATACAATATAACATCTGCATTATTACTTTTAATTAAAGCTCCTGCGAATATTGATGCTATTTCAATTGGTTTACCCATCATTGAACCAGAAGTATCAATTGCTATTAAAGTCTTGCCTTCAAAATGAGGCACATTCTCAACGGCATAATCCAGAGCTTTCGCAATCGCTTCAAGCATATCTTGATTTCTAACTTCCTTATACGCCGTATAGAACCTAAAAGGAAGTTGCTTAGACTTTAACACTCGCTCTTTGTTTGCAATTATTTCACAAGCTTTTTTCTTTGTCTCTTCATCTGTTTGTTGGTCTATGTTGCGTAAATTCCTAAGTAAAGCCATATAACCTATTTTTTCTTCTAATACCAAATCCCTCCAAGCTTTTGCTTTATCTTCACCACTTGATAACCTTGCTTCCCAAGTCTCAGTATTTTTTAAATTTCCACTCATCAAATCACGCCAAACTTCCGCTTGCTCTTCATCTACAGGTTTAGGATGTGTTAAATTAAATAAATCAACAAGCTTGACTTTGTGATTTTCTAATCTATATTTTGCAAGTTGATAAGCATCGAATTTTGTCAATGCTTCGGCAATTCCTTTTTTTACTTGAGCAGGCAAAGGTTTACCAAGATAAGCAACTATTTCAGTCAAATCGTCTGGTCTTTCTGCTATTCTAACAATTGCTTTGCTTACTAAACTATCACCCCTGTGATTTTTTGAAAGTTCTGAAATTAATAAATGAGTAATGCTTCTTAAATGAAATTCTTTTCTTGCCAAAACAGCAAGTTTTGCAACAAATTCAGGTTTGACTTTTTTAATAAGTTCTTTAATTCTTTGTATTCTTTTATCGCCACTTTCATAGTATTTGTCTTCAAGGAAGGTTGTTAACACTGATACTATTAACTCCATTTCTGGAGAGTGTCGATAAGCTTTACCACCAGCTAAGTTAGTGGCGATTGTTGTTTCTTTTGTTTCATTAAATCGTGCCATTTCTTGTCTCCTTGTTTATTATTAACTGGGGAAGTTTTGCAAGGAGAAAGGTTTCGCCCCAAGCGAAGTATCTCCTTGCGTCACCACCAGCAAAATTTCAATTACTGATGCAAATTTAGTAAAGCAATAACAACTTGTCAAGTTTTTGTTTGTAAGAAAATTCTTACACGCTTGTAGGATTTTACTTACAAAGTCTAACATTCTAACCTTCAATTTTTACCTTATTCCTTAAATCTTTTAATCCTACTTCTGAATAATCGGTATTGGTCAATCCATTAACTTTGTCGATATAATGTCTAATTTGATATTTCAAGTCAACTATTGTGTTATAATAAGTGTCATTTATGCTTTTTGTCTTCGAAGCAATTTCTAAAGCTTCGAGCAAACCATTTAATGCGTGGTAGGATATTTCAAGTTTTAACATCTCTAACCCTTTCAAATATCTTCAATTTCGATGTTATCAAGAATTTCAGAAACATTACTATTTGGCACTTGCTTAAATTCTTTACATATCTCTAAATAGAGTTTTGATGTAGGTAGCATAAACCTGTTAACCAATATTTCATAATCAGTAAAGCCGATTATATCTTCTTCTTTGAATAAAGCAGGCAGTAATATATAATTATAGTGAAAATAAGGAAAAGTCAAATAGAAATTAGAATAGCTATTTTCTCCTGTCTTTTTAAAAAAACCAAGATTATAACCATAAGAAACATTGTTTTTACTTTGAAGTTCGATTATTTCACTGTTTTCGTTATTTACTATCATAATCTTTTTGCCAATCCGCTTATTTTTCAAAAAGTCAGTTGGGGCATTGTATAATTCTTCTTCGCCGTAAATATAGAATTTAATTCGGTATCGATGTTGTGGATCATATAAATAAACTTTTTTATTAATTCTTTCATAAAATAAATGAATGATAGCAATGTAAAAAACATCGCCATCTATTGTTGTTTTAAAGATAAATTTTGTGTTGTCTGCTGTTTCCATTTTAGTTCTCCTTCTTTTTATTTTTCCATTCCTTTTGAAAAAATTCTTTTTAATGTTTCGTATTCATTTAAGTAATAGTCTAAATTACGAAGTATATCACACCAATTGATTTGAATTAATTCTTCAACAACTTTCAAAGCCAATCCTTTGAATGGATAAGGCAAACTTTTTTCAACTCTGTCTAAAATCTCTAAGTTATAATTTAATCTCGAGTGAATTCTAATCACATAATTAAGAATTGATATCTGGATGCACCAGACTTTCTTTTGATACTCTTTCTTCACTTTATCAACATTCCAATTAATACTGGTAATACTAAAGTAAGTTTTAATGTAATTATCTTTATCGAATTTAATTATTTCGATTTTCATCTCAGTTCTCCTTCTATTTTGTTAATTTTTTATAACATTCTGGGCAATAATAATAACCATTTTCATAAAAGAAAGTTTTTTGTCTACAAAATTCACAATAACCTGGCTTTTCGTCATTTATTAATTCAACCTCGTCATATTTGTCAAAATCATTATTCATAATAGAGCAACTTAATTTGAATTTGAAAAAGGCTCTGTCAAAACCATATTCATCGCATATTTTATCGATTAGATTATCAACTCTGTTTTTAATTTCATTCAAAAATTTCTGCTCTAATTTCCTTTCTTTGTTCATCTTGTTTTCCTTGCTATATTTAATGCATCACGATTATATGAATAAATCATAGATGCATATTGCGGGTCTGGATGTTCGTTATAAACCCAGTCCCAGAATTCGCTCTTAATCCGTATTTTTTCTTCATCTGTCATTCTGTCCCATCTTTTAACACCATATCTCGAGAGAGTGCTACTTATATATTTAAAACTTAACCCATATTTCTCTTTAATCTGCTCTCTATTAATTTTCTTCTTTTCATATAAACTAACAATTTTCAAAAGTGGTAGTAATGTATCTTTTTGTGCATCCCAAATCTCTAATCCTCTATCATATAATTCTTTTGTGATTAAACGAGTGTCTAATCCAAGTTTTTTCGCAATATCTCTCCGTCTCATTTTGCGTTCTTTGTATTGCTTTATTAATGATTGTGGAATTTCAATTATGTCCATTGTTGCCTCCGAATTTTTGATAGATTTGTTTATAAACTGGATTTGATATTTTTTCTTTGAATTCGAATGGTGAATATCTTTTTAACATCAAAAGGTCTTCATAAATAAAACATTCGTGAGTATATTTAGGGCAATACTTATTACATCTTTCACAAAATCTATACCTTCTTTCTCTAATTTCGAAGTATTTGCCTCGAATTTGTGCGATTGTAGGAAATTCATTTTGATTATCCAGAATGTATTCAATAGCTTCCTTGAAAACATCTGCTTGCAAGTTATTAAGTCGTTCGAAATAGATTTCCAGAATTCTTTCGTCTGTCGGTGCAAATCTTAAAGCATCAAGTTTGCTTATCAAAGAAAAGAAATATTCTCTTGTCATTTTACAACTCCTTCAAGTTGTTTTTGTTGTTGTAGTTTAAGTAAGATTTTTTGAGTAGCTGTAAGTTTCTTTTCTTTTGATTGATTATTTGAAAATTGTTGCGATGGGAATGGATTTTCTAAAACCGCTCGGATGTAGTCTACATAATTCTTAAACCTCAACACTGACTTTTGAAATGCTTGTTCAACCTTATCAACGCCGTGTTTTTTTGCAAGTCCTTCGAGTATAACAACTTCAAATGACCTAAGTTCACGCCCCCAGTAGTATCTTGCAAAGTCTTGAACTTTTTCAACCTCTGTGATAATTGGTGGTGGATCTGCTTGTATTTCAACCTTAGGAGTTTTCAAAACTTCAGCTTTCGCTTCTTCTTTTTCTTTTTTAAAATCATTATATGTATTATTATATATTAATGAATGTGACGATTTGTCACTTTCGGCAGTTACTTCCTGTAAATTTGCCTTTTTGTCACTTCGATTTTCAAGCAAAAAATTTTTCCAGTCTTCACGGATTTTATCAACCACTGGAATGTAATGATTTATAACAAGCCCCCGAAACCTTTTCCGTTCGATTAAAAGGTATCCTTTGTCTCGCAATTCATTACAAATACGCATAAGCTCTCTTTTACTAAGTCCAATCTCATCTTCCCATTCCTCATAAGTTTTCGCAACAAATCCTTTCTTTGACTTTCCAAACCAATAAAGGAGCTGTGACATAAACACGGCAATTTTTAAATCACCAAAGAATTTTATCATTTTCTGATTAACTGAAATTGAATAAGATTTGCCGTTTACAAGCTTGTCAATCTGATTAAGCTCACGATGGATGTTATTATTCGTCTGCATTTTCTTGTTCCTCTTTTTTGTGTTTATAAAACCAAGCTTTATAAGACTTAAGATAATAGTCTGCTAATTCAATGAATTTATTAAAGTTCACCTTGAATACTTCTTTATCTTGCTCTTCAATTATTCCTAATTGGATTAAAAATTTAATTCCCTCTTCATAAATTTCGTCATTTATAATATAATAAATTTTGTCTTTGATATTCTTAACTATAAGGTAGGATTGAGTGGGGTCTACTTCAAGATTTTGCTCGATTGTTTTCCAAATGAAAGCAATGTCGGCGGAATTAAAAAGTATAACATAGTCTTCAGGAATTATAAAATCTGCTGAGAAAAAATTGAGATCGGTTAAAATGTTTTGTGCTTTTTCATCTAATAGGTTCATAAGTCCTCCATAATTTAATGTTTTTTGAATTAAGTTCAAAATTCTTTGCAAACTAAATAAGGTGTTATAATTGCAACGAAGTATGTGAATAAAGCAACTACTACTTGAATTGTGTTTTCAGCAATTGCCATTAAAATAGTTGCTTCCAAACTGAGCCAGAATGATAGTCCGATTGAAATTAAAAATTGCGTAATGGTGCTATTAAACTTTCTCATTTCCACCTCAAACTTTTAAATAGATGTTCTCTGTCCCATTCTAACATTCTTTCACGAATTTCTGTATTTTCTTTGTTAAATAAGTCGAATAATTGACTTTTACGATTTGCGAGCCACGACCAATTCCGCCCCTTCTCAACTTCCTTGATTTCAAAAAATTCCAAGAGTTTATCACGGCAAATATTAATCCATATTTGAAGTAAGATTAAAGCTTTGTCTATTGCGAAACTGGGGTCGTTTAACTTTGCATCATCAGGGAATTCTTTATTATATTTTAAGAAAGTTTTTCTAAGCTCATCATAGAAATTTAAATAATCTGCTCTCAAATTAATAAGTTTCTCAATTTCTGTTGTTTTGCCATCACCTTGAAGTCTTAATTTCCATATTATTTTATCAATTGTGTCTATGTCGAAATGGATTGGTATGTTATGCGGGTTAATTACTCTTTCTAATTCGAAATATCTTTGTCTAAACTTGTAAAAATCTTTAATCTCATCACTCAATTGTTTCGGAAACTTGATGTATTTAGCTTCCGCTTTGCTCCTTCTTAGAAATAAATTTTTAATTTTCATTTTTAGTCTCCTTCGTAGTTTTCTATTCTCTTTATTCCAAGAATATCTAATATTTTATAACCACAAATATGGAGCCAATCGTCTAAAAAATAATAAACAATGTCTCTGCTTAAATTCTCGTAGTTTAATTTTGCCATACTTGGTATTTCTTGATTATATTTTAGAAAGGCATCTTTAATCTCCTCATATAAAGCAAGATATTTGATTTTGAAATTTGAAAGTTTCTCAATCTCTGGATTTTTCTCACCAAGCTTTTTACCATATTGAAGTTTTTCACCTATTTCAGCATTAATTCTTTCTAAAGTGATATCAATAGGTTGATAATCATCAAAAAGATTATCTTGTTCTTTCTTAAGCTCTGAGTATCTTCTTTTGAATTCAAATATTAATACAAGTTCGTCTTGTATAGTTTTAGGAATTTTAATATAATCAGTCTCCATTTTAAACCTCCTCATTTTTCTTATATTCTATTCCAAGAGTGTCTAAAATTTTAAATCCGCAATTTCTAATCCAAGCATCAAGTAAATTACTCAGAATGTCATTTTGATATTCAAGGTTGCTTGTATTCTGTTTTGCATTGTCAGGAATTTTGTTATGATATTTTAAAAATGCATTTCTAACTTCTTCATATAAATCAAGATATTTTACTTTGAATTCTAAAAACCTCTTGATTTCAGGATTTTTATCGGTGAGTGTCTTTGCGTATTGAAGCTTTTCGCCTATTTCTCGATTAATCGCATTCAAGGATATATGACCATAATAGCAACCAGTGAAAAGTTTATCATATTCCTTTTTGAGTTCAAAGTATTGATTTCTGAATTTGTAGGCTAATGCGAGTTCATCTCGCAGTTCTTTTGGGAATTGAATGTAGTTAGTTTCCATTTTTAATGTCTCCTAAATGATTTTTGATTTTGTTAATGATTTGTTCAAGGTCTTTAATTAAGTCTTTAAGTTGTGAATTAGAAAGCAGTCCTAAATAGACTTGGATTTGATTATCCAGAATAAGTTTTACTTCTGTTTTTGATTCGCTAATTTGTGAAAGTTTGATTTCCATTATAACAATACCAATATTAAGATTAGAGTAATAATTAATAACATATAAATCATTAATGTTGCTATAGGATTGCTTGTTTTTCTAAAAGGGCATTCCTTGTCAGGACAGACGGCACAATCTTGCGAAAGTGCCATCTCGTAGTTTCCGTGACAAGCTTTTTCTAAGTCTTTCATTTTATTATTTCCTTAAAAACTTTTTGATGTTATTGTCATTGCTTTCAATCTTTTTCCAAAGATATTCTTGCCACTTGTCATCAAATTCTTTTTCGTATTCGATTAAAAAATCCAGCAGGGTTTGAGTATAATGCAGGAAATATTTTGCTAATTCATATGCAAGGTTTATATAATCCTGTCTAATCCCGAGCTCATTTCTCGGAATGAATTCAGCAAGAGCATCAGCAAATTGACTACTTGCTATTGCTAAATCATTAATAAGATCATCTTGATTGCGAATTGTTTCTCTGTCCATTTTTAGTCTCCTTCCGTTTTGATTTTTGATGTAAATTTAGTTAATAGTTCAGAAACTTTTTTGTTAGGTGTTATATCATATACCAAGCAAATGTCCTCATAAACTTCTTTGTTTGGTATTATAAAAGTTTCTACTGCAAGGTCATTAATTCCATCCACTTGTATCCATTCTTGTTTGAATAAGACAGGTAAAATAATTCCATTATCTTCAAGAAAAGAAATATCGAAATGATTTTTCAATAACTCGTATTTGAAAAATTTAGCAATATGATATCCAAGTAAAAGATTTTTTGGTATTTTAATAAAATCAAAATGTCCTTCCTTTGCTCTTCTTGTTAATATCTCATAAAGAATTGGTTGAATTGAATTGTTTGGAATAGCTATAAGTCCTTTTTCGTGTTTTTCAAATTTGTATGTATGCTCTTTTAAAAATCCACTTATAACAAAGAATTTGCCAGATTTATGAAATTTGAATGTTTTTAGTCCAACAAGATAATTTTCGTATTCTAAGATGTAAAATTGGGGTGATGAAATTTTGATACACATTTTTAGTCTCCTTCTTTTAATGCTTGTTTGAAAATTCTAATTAAAATACTTAAAAAGGTTCGATACTCCCACCATTCATCACTTGCATCTTGTAAAGAATAAACATAATTCCATTCACTTACAATGATATTCCACGCTTCTTCTGGAGTTTTGGAATTACAAATTCTTTCAAGTAGAGCTTTTTTGTTCATAAGTTTTCCTCAAGATTATTTTGCAAAGCCTCAAGATATTGTTTGAAGTCATTTATTGTTAATTTTTTGCCATTGATTTCAATGTTAAAAAGCTTGTCAATCTCAGAGGGGTTGTATTCCAACCCCTCAAGTCGTTGGTAGTCAATTTCGTCTTCAATTTCTTCAAAAATATCTATTATTCTCGATGCTAAATCGGAAATTTGATAAAGTTTTGGATGGATAAAATTAAACTCGAATTTACAAGATGGACAAAAGCCGAGTTCTTGATAGAATTTATGTTTTTCGCAAATCATATTCCTAAACTCCCTTTTAATTGTTCTAATTGTTCAGCTGAGTATTTTTGTAATTCTGCGAAAACATCGCCTTCCTCATAAAAAGGAACCAAGTCTGGGAGCAAGTCTAAAACAAGTTTTTCAAATTCTTCATCATCACGGCGATTAACAATTTCTCTTGCAATTGCTGTTCTTAACTTGTCTTCTTCTGAAAGAGCTTGTTGGATTGCATTATTGCATCTCTCAATTAGGTCTAATGCTCTTTGTTCTGTAAGATTTGGGTCGCTTGCAATTTTAAGAAGAATAGCACGATCAGATTGAGTATTGCCTTCACTTATTCTTTCGAATAATTTGTGATTTGCAAGCTTTATAAGTTTATCTCTTGTTTCTTTACTAACCTTTTTATCTTTCACAACTTCAACTTTCTTTGGAGTTGCATCGTCAATTACTTCAATTCGAACATCAACATCAGCTTGTTGCATTTCCTCATCGGTATAAAGTCCACTTGCAATGTCTGGGAAAGCTTTTCTTAATGCAAGGGCTTCAGCACATTTACCGAGCATCAAGAAAGGCATTTTATCCCACATAAAAGCTTTTTTACCGCCAGGATAATACTCTTCCCATCGGGCTGACGCACGAATTGGATGCACATTGCCGTTAGGTAGAATTTTATATACAATCGCAGTTGCAGTTGTTGGTCTTTTGCGTCCTGCTTTTACCATTTCATATAATGTCAATCCTTCATCAAACAAATAGTCGTCGGTTCCTGCGTATTTATTCGTTCTTTCTGCAAGGCTTCGAAGTCCGTCTATTGCTATCTGGATAGTATATTGTTTGCGATTAAGTTCGCTATTAAATCGTGGGATAAGATGGATTTGTCTTGTGAAAGGGCTAAGATTTTTTTCAGCACAAAATCTTGCGAATAATTTTATAATGCCTTGCGGAGCATCCTCAGGGATAATTTGAGCATCCACAAGAGTTCTAATATCTTCTTCGCTTAATTGAATTTGGGGAATTGTAGCTTTTTGAATTGCTTTTTCATTTTCCATTTTTTGTCTCCTTTATATAGTAAGTGTAACTTTTAATTTCGTTAACCTCAAGAGCTTTTAATTGCTCTTGGAGTTCTTTAATTTTAGCTTGTAATTCTAAAGCAAGCTGTTCGTTGGAGTATCTTTTTTCAGTGACTGGTCTTTCAACTACCCCGAACCCGCTTTTTATTTCTGGTGGAGTAGTTGAATTCTTATGTGAGATGAAAAATTCACGAAGGGCTTCAGATTGTTTATCACGGTCAAACCTTTCGATGTCCTCTAATAACTTTTTCAAAACATAAACAATGAAAGCTCTGTCAAGTGGATTGATTTGACAGGTTGAAAATTCAATAGCCGTATTCTTGATATCTTCACGGCTAATATCTTTAAGAGCAATACTTATATTATCCTTCTTGATGATATCCATTTGGCTTCCTTCCTCTTATCTTTCCTTTTCTTTCTTTTAGTTTATTGATAAAATTATATGCGTCATTAATATCAATTAGGTAGTCTCGCAAGACTTTTCTTGCGGGTAATTTCAATGTCCTAATCCACCAATATATGATAGCTCTTGAGCAAGGCAATCCGTGATTGTTTAAAATTTGTTGAAATTGTTCGGTGTTAATTTGTTCGTTCATAGTTCCTCCATTGTTTATTGGTTGTTGTTTGTAATTTTTTTTAATATTGAATATGTAATTAATAAAAATAATATGAAAAAGAAATAAGCTAAGGGCAATGCAGTGTTATCTCCGCTAATATCAATATAAATCGCCCATCCGAATGAAAGAATTAAAAATGTTATTGCAATTAGCATTAATGGTTTCATATTCTCTCTTTTTTGTTTTTGTCTCCGTTTTTTCATATGCATTAAAGAACTTAAAATTCATTTATTAAAAATTTCTGTTGCAATATAATTATTCATTATTATTTTGTCAAGTTATTTTGCAAAAATTTTTGTAGGATTTTCCTTACAAGCTTGTAAGTTTTTGCTTACAAGTTAAAAATTCATAAGGGAGGTTCGAAATTAAAAATTTATAACGGGGTTTTGGAAGTTTGCGGACGGTGGATTGTATACAAAGGAATTTGTGAACAAAAATTCATAACTGGTTGCACGGGCGAAAAATTTATATCGAGGTTCTCAGATTAAAAATTTACAACTGGTTTCCCAGACTAAAAATTCATATCGGGGATTTGAAAGAACAAAAATTCATATTTCACTTGCGAGCGGATTTTGCCAGCTTTGCAAGTTTGCAAAAAATTCACATTGCCAGCGGGTTCATTGCTGGCTAAAATTCCGTGAAAAATTAAGAAAGAATTTTTTAAAAGTCAAGTGGTTTGGGATTAAATTTTATGTAAGAAAATACTTACAAGCGTGTAGGGAAAATCTTACAAAAAAATTTTTAAAAAGGACTTGACAAAATTAAGTTATAAAATTATATTGCAAATGAAATTAGTTCAAATAAAGTTCATTAAACAAATGTTTAACTAAACAAAAGAAGGAGACTAAACAATGAAAAACAAGGAATATTCAGTCTGGATTGTTGGATCCGATTGGATTCACGAATATGGCGACTTTAACACTCTTAAGGAAGCGGTGGAAGTTGCCAGGGATATTGCTCGGGTTGGCTGTGCATGGCTCGAGTTAGCGAGTTTATACAAAAGCGAGATTGATGAAATTTCTGTTCAGGTGTGGGATGATGAAGGATTAAGGTATAATCGTAAGTTAAAAAAGAGTGTTAAAGAATATATTCTAAGGTGGAATAGGTATTTAAGAGGGTAATCATTAATTCACAAAAAAGAGGAGACAAAACAATGAACAACAGGTATTATGTTATCATTAACGGCAGTGACTTCAGTCACTGGTATGCTACTTTAAAAAGGTTGGAAAAAGCTAAGAGATTAGCTTTGGAAATTGCGCGGGGAGGTTGCTACTTCCTGGAGGTTAGTAGCATTCTTACAGACGATTTAAAATTCAATCGTATTACAGTCGATGTATACGATAACAATGATAATTTGAGATTTTCAAAAACACTTAGCAAGAGACTAAGAGATTATTTGTTGAAGCAAAAAAAAGGTTTAAACTAAAAATAAGAAGAAGGAGATTTTAAAATGGAAGTTTTAAAAATGAAAGATTATAACTGGGATAGATTATACATATACAATAGAGCGGGGTGGGATATTCTGGAAATAGAGCGGATGGGTAGTTATTATTATGTATTTGAGGATAAAGGCTGTAGAATTGCCGATGGGTTTGAAAAGATATTAGATATTGAAGGGGTAAAAGAATTGATTAGGAGACTTAAAAAGAGTGGGCGGTATTATTTCGATCCTTACTATAAAGGTTAGTCAATCACAAGCTGGCTAAATGCCAGCTTTTTTGTTTTTTTCGAAATTAAAAATTTATAACGGGGATTGATTGACTAAGTTAAAAATTTATAGTGGGTTTAATAAACTAAAAATTTATATAACTTTTGCAAATTAAAAATTTATAGTTATTCAATCTTAAAGTTATGAAAAAGGATTTTAAAAGTCAATAAGTTTATTTGTAAGAATTTTCTTACAGGGTTTGTAAGGAATTTCTTACAAAAAAAATTTAAAAACTATTGACAAATTTATTTTATATCATTATTTTTGAAATGAAAATTAAAATAAAATTAAGTTCATTAAAACAAATGTTTAACAATTAAAAACAAAAAGAAAGGAGACAAACTATGAATCGGGAACAATTCAAAAATTTGGTTTATTCTTTACAGGAATTGGTAAATTCCAATCCTGGTTTATCATTTTATGATTATTGCGATCGCAAGCTCTATAATAATGATAGAGCAAGAGTTGCGAGGCAAAGATTGGAGGCTTTGAAAATGCTTCAATTATTATTGACTTTTATTGAAAAAAGAAACATTCAGGAAATAGAGGACAATTTGATTTTAAACGCCTATGATAGAGTGCAATTTACCAGCGAGGGAAATGAGTTCAAGGTTCGATACATTCCTGGACAATATTATTGTATAGAATACAGGCCAGCAGTAGCATATTGGGCTTTCCGCGTGCTAATAAGTTTAGCGATGGAGCTGGCGGGTAGTTATGAGGAAGCTAAAAGGTTGTTACTTCAGATATTTTACAATGATAAAAGGCTTTTAAAATCTTATTTTAATTAATTAACAAAAAAGAAAGGAGACTTTAAAATGTGTTTGGAAATTCAAAATTTTGATAAAAATAAAACTTTTTTACTTTTTGAGAGAAACTTGGTTGGTTGTAAAACTTTCGAAATATACCGCGGACAGGATGGCATTAGATTGGAGACGGCTTGGATTTATATAAAAGGATTTGATTACAATTTTAAAGTTTGTAAAAATTTCCTAACAGTCAAACCTAATAACAGGAAACAGGAAGTCAGATTGGTCTATAATGTCGTGGGTTTCAATTCAGAATTAGAGGAATACATCACTTATAACTACTTTAAATTGGGGTTTCATATTAGCTTTTTTGAATTAAACAAATTAAATGAGGCTTTCCCATTTGAAGGTAGATTTGTAAGGTTGCCAGTTCTATTCCATCCTGATCATATTCAATTGGTCGGGGACGATGCAATTGTGAAAAAGTTCAAAGTTCCTTCAGCAAATCTTTATGTTAAATTTTGCAAACTTTATGACATTGAAACAAATCAAGCAATCATTGATTTATTGAATGAAATCTTTAAAACTTATTCAAATCAAAATTGACTAAAATTAAAATCTTAATTTTAAGAGCTGGCTTTTGCCAGCTTTTTTGTTTTAAAAACTTTCTAAATTCCAATCTTAAAACTTATCTAATTAAGTAGTAAAATCCACTCAATCAGTAGCATTGCAAACATTAATTCAATCACATAACAAACTTAATTTTGAGTAGCATAAATTTACAGAAACTTAACAAAACTTGATAAAAAAGTAAAGATAAAATCGCACTCAAATTTCATACCATCAACACTCTACTCTCTCAATCAATGTTATAACATTATTTCGTACTCCGATTAATTCGGTCTCCGATGTAATTTTAATTCACTAAAACATTACAAACATTACTTAAGTATTACTCAAACATTGGTAGCATCATTAATAATTTTCGTGGCATCATTAACTATTTGGAATTTCGAAGTGTTTCTAAATTGGAAACAGTTCAATACTACAAACTCAAACATTAGTAGCATTCCAAACATTCCAAGCAGTAGTATTATTACAATCATTAGTAGCATTGGGTATAGCGGTTTTGGTTCAGAAAAATTGGTAAAAGTGATGCGTAACCCCCTCTCACAACACAACTAAAATTTTTAAATTACGATATAACACAAATTCAGAAATTTTTGTTTAGTTTTAGATTGTCTTGTTAACGGGGATTAGTCACTTGAGAACTTTGGATTTGTTTTTGTATTAGTCATCTTAGCATCACTGGGTTAATAAAACTTTGCATTGAGAAGCATTTTACATTGAACTTGTTGACATCACTAAGAGATTATCACTTTTCATTGGTAGGCGTAGTTTGCCATTAGAGGCTGTTGCTTGATTTTTCAGAACCAACTGGGTTTTTCGCATAGAACCCAGCAACGGGCTTGCAGATGCGGCGCACCAAAGGATTAGTGATCTGCAAGTCGACCACAGAGCCTTGATATGGGCAGAACTATTACTCGATGGTCAATAACATAATTTCAAAACTTTGTGCGAATATAATAAAAACTAATTCACTTGTCAAGTCCTTCTTAAATCGTGCTACGCAAATGTTGTAAATTACTTCTTTTTGTGTTATTTTAGAATAAATTATGAAAGGTTTTTATGTGCAGTCCACACAACAAAAATAAACTTACAAATACAGGAGACTAAAATGGCACACTTTGTCAATAAAGAATTTCAAAAATTATGCAAACAAAAAGGCATTGACAATCAAGATTTTATAAATGCAATTACTTTTGACATATACTTATCAATTGCTTTGAACACATTTTATGTTGACATCACAAAAACCGAAGAAAACTTTGAAAAGCTTGATAGCGATTATAATGGGGCTGAATGCAGTTATAAAGGTGAAAATATTTCCTTCGGCGACTATATCAAACAAAAATACGGCGAAAAGTATTACAACTTTTTACTTGACTTATCCACTGGAAAATTTAAAGTCAGAACATAATGGAGACTGAAAATGAAAGTCAATAAAATCTATCAGGGCAATTCCTTAGAAATACTTAAAACATTTGAAGATAACTCCATTGATGCAGTTGTAACCGATCCACCTTATGGATTGTCAGACCATAAAGAAAGCAAAATTAGAGAAACACTGCAGAAATGGTTAAGCGGTGAAGATGATTTTATCCCTAACGGCAAAGGATTTATGGGAAAAGAATGGGATGCCTTTGTGCCACCACCTGCTTTATGGAAAGAAGTTTATAGAGTAATGAAGCCAGGTGCTCATATTCTATGCTTTGCAGGGACACGAAGTGTTGATTTAATGACACTAAGCCTTAGACTTGCTGGATTTGAGGTAAGAGATACTTTAGTCTGGGCATATGGGAGTGGATTTCCCAAATCATTAAACATTGGAAAAGCAATTGATAAACTTCTTGGAAATGAAAGAGAAGTTATAGGACATATAAATACAAGTTATTTGAAAACTCTTAATGAGGAAAGAGTAAAGCAAGGTTATAGACCTAATGTATCAAAATTATCTGGAGAAATAACAAAAGGTAATTCCGAATGGGAAGGCTGGGGCACTGCTTTAAAACCTGCAATTGAGTTTATCATCTTAGCTCGCAAACCTTTGTCAGAAAAAAATGTTGCTGAGAATGTTTTGAAATGGGGAACTGGTGGGTTGAATATTGATGGATGTAGAATTCAACATAATGACCCACTAAAGTTAACAAATAGAAATCCAAATAGCACTTTTACGAAATTTGCCGAAAAAGTTGGCTGGCGTGCTGGCTATAAACAACCTACTAATATAGCATCCGCATCCCCGCAAGGTCGCTTCCCGAGTAATTTTATAATCCAATGCAATTGTGATGAAGTGGTTGAAGGAAAAGAAACAGGGAAATTTAGAACAGGTTCTATAAGACATCATTCAATTTGGAATAGCACTAAAGGAAATGGTATCAAATGTAATGCACCTGATAATTATGGCGATAAAGCAATAATTCACACTAACCCCGAATGCCCGTGTTTTATGTTAGATGCTCAAAGTGGGATAAGTAAAAGCATTAGAAGTTATCGTGGCATACAATCTAAAGGTTATTCCGCAGGGATTGAGTGGAGAAGAGCAGGCATTGAAACAAATACAATTCGTGGACATAATGACACAGGCGGTGCTTCCCGCTTTTTCAAACAAATTACATTTGAACCTGAAGATTATTTGCCTTTTTACTATTGTGCGAAGGCAAGTAAAAGTGAAAGAAATTTTGGTTTAGAAGGAGAAGTCAACAGACACCCAACACTTAAGCCGATAAGATTATGCCAATATCTCGTCAAGCTCATCACTCCACCAAATGGAATAGTTTTAGACCCGTTTGCTGGAAGTGGATCAACTTTAATCGCTTGCAAAAAACTTGGATTTAATTTTATCGGGATTGAACTTAATCCTGAATATGTTCTAATCGCCGAAAAAAGGCTTCAAGCCGTTGAACCAAATTTATTCAATGAGGTAAACAATGGGGCGTAAATCAACTAAAGATTTAGATAAGAAAAAAGTTTTTCTCGAAAGATATGGTGATCCGTTTAATTATCATCTTGACATCTCAAAAATTTGTGCTTCTCTTAATATGACAAGAGATGATTTTGAATACTGGTGCGACCACGATAAAGAATTTGTTAAGAAACTTGAGAAAGCAAAAAAAGTAGCAGTCGACCACCTTTTAGCTCATTATATCACTTTATTTCAAAATGGTAATATGAACGCTGGCGAATTTATCTTAAAAATGTTAGACCCGAAAAGATTTGGTATCAACGAAAAAGACAAAAACTCAATCGCAGATTTAGTAAGAGAGGTAACCGATGCTGTCAGTCGCAGAAGACCGAATTAAAAAATATGGCGATCATATATTAGACAAACTCCGTGACCCGTTTTTCTTTATTCAAAAAATCTTAGGAGTAGAAAAACTTACAAAACAACAAAAGATGGTTATTGAAAGTGTCTGGAGTAATAAGTTTACTGGAGTAAAGGCGGCACACTCAGTAGGTAAAACTTTCTTAGGTGCTTGTATCACACTTGCTTACATTGTGCCAAATCCAAATACAATTGTAATCACAACCGCTCCTACAATGAGGCAAGTAAAAGATTTGCTATGGGCTGAGATAAATTATTTGTATCAAAAAGCTAAATATCCACTCGGTGGTAAAATGTTGACTGTGAGATATGAATTAGCTCCTAAATGGTTCGCTGAGGGACTTTCAACAGACCCTGGTAAAGAGGAAGTTTCGGCAGTTAAACTTCAAGGTTATCACGCAAATCACATTTTAATAATTCTTGACGAAGCCGTTGGTATACATCCAACTATCTGGGAAGCAATTGATGGTATTACAAACTCTGAAAATGCTAAAGTATTAGCAATCGGAAACCCATCAACAACTAATTGCGTGTTTTATAAAAATTTACAAACTGAGGAATGGAACTCTCTAACAATATCTGCTCTGGAACATCCAAATGTTAAATACAAAAAAGAAATTATTCAAGGTGCTGTTAGTTATAAGTGGGTAAAAGATAAAATTCGTAAATGGTGCGTGCCTTATACAAAGCATAATGAAAAATTAAAAACATTTGAATTTGAAAATGTGATTTATAAACCTAATTCTTTATTCTTGTGGAAAGTCTTAGGCGAATTCCCATTAGATGAAGCAGAAAGATTTATTTCTGTTGATTTAATTGAAAGAGCAATGCAAAGAGGACGCATACAAGGACTTGAAACTGAAATTAGAGATATGGCAATTGATGTTGCTCGTTATGGTGGCGATGCTTCAGTAATTGCTGTTAACATTGGAAATAACTTTGAAGTGTTTAAGTATTTTGATTTAGACTTAACTGGAATCGCAACTGAAGCAATAAAATTAATCAAAAAATATAAACCGCATAAAGTAGGTGTTGACTGCGATGGCATCGGAGCTGGTGTATTTGATATTATAAATGAACAATTAATTCACGATAACATTAAAGACGAGAGTAATAATGTGATAACTTTTGATTTATATGAAATTCATTCCTCTGCTAAAATGCAATCAACTGATGACACGACTGAAAAGTTTGCAAATCTTAAAACTCAAATGTGGGCTCAGTTAAAGAAAGATTTAGATTATATTAAACTTCCAGATGATGATGACTTAGAAGAAGAATTAAATGCTCCTAAAGTAAAAGTTGATAGATTTGGAAAAACCATTCTGGAAACAAAAGATGAAATTCGTAAAAGAATTGGACGCTCTACGGATATTGCTGATGCTGTTGTATATTGCAACTGGCTGAAATATATTGAAAATAAAAATTTGAAATTCTTCTTTATTGATTAAATTAGGAGGTGGATATGAATGTTTTGAAGAAAATGCTACTTAAAACTGCAGGCGTGCTACTTGATATGGTAGACGCAAAAAAATTCAAAATCCAATTCGGAGATTATTTTAATGCTTATACTCAAAGTGATAAAATCTCCAGTTGGGTATTTGTCTCAATGGATATTCTTGGCAAGTATTTTGCGAAGGCAAATTTTAGAGTTTATAAAAGAACCGAAAATGATTTGATTGAATTAAAAGACCATCCGATTAATCAAATCTTTAGAAATCCAAATCCTTATCAAACTTTTTGGAGCATAAAATATCGCTGGGCATTTCACTTGGCTTTATATGGAAATAGTTATCTTCTGAAATTAAGAAATAAACTTGGTGTGCCTTCGGCGGTTATTCAACTTAAACCTTTTAATGTTGAACCTATAATCGAAAATGGAGTTTTGAAATACTATAAATACAAAAATGGTGGACAGGAATTAACACTTAAAAATGAAGATGTTATTAATTTAGTTTATCCTGACCCTGATAATGTTATCATTGGTAGACCAATTATAAGCAACATTTTAGACCAAGTTGAAGTCGACCAATTACAAACTAAGTATCAAAAGCAATTTTATAAAAGTGGAGGCTTCTTAGGACAGACATTTGTAGCTCATAAAGAGCTTTCTAAAACTACTTTTGAAAGAATGCAAGAAGAATTACAAAAGAGATATGGTGGCGGATACGAAAATGCTTATAAGGTGGCATTACTTGAATTAGTTGAACCTGTAAAGGCGGCGTATTCGATTAAAGATATGGAGCTTACTATTCAAAGACAACTTAGCCGTGAAGAGATAATGGCGGCATTCCAAATTCCAAAAATCTTAGCTGGTATCGGTGAAAATATCAATCGTGCTACTGCTGAAGCATCAATTTACCAATTTACAAGTGGCGTTGTAGATCCGCTCTGCAGTTATTTTGATGAGACTTTAACTAAATCTTTTGCATTAGATTTTGAAGGTGGCGAAAATCTTGTAATTGAACACGACCCACTTGCTCCGAAAGATACTGAAGCAAATATCAATTATTACAAAAATGGATTAAATGATGGCTGGCTTACTTTGAATGATGTTAGAGAATTGGAGAGTTATCCTAAATATGATTTTCCAGAAGCTGATATACCAATCATTGCTCTTAATCGTGCTCCGATTGATTTTTATAAAGATGCTCAAAACAAAAAGAAAGATTTTGTTATGGAAACTAAAGCTTTAAAAATTCAAACAATTATTTTTGATAAAAAGTTCTTTACTCTTGAAGAAGCAAGAAAATGGATTAAAGACCACAAATTTCAAGATAATGGCGTAGATGAAACTGAGAATTCATATCGGTTTAGACAATTAGACCCTGAGCTATTTGATCCAAATAGCTTTAGAACCATTGTGCTTACAGAAGGCGTAAAAGCTGTTGTTGGTAAACTTAAAGGTTTTAAGAATATTAGTGCTATTGACTATTTGAAATTTGCTAAAAATTTTTTAAATTAAAATAGTAACACACAATTAATGAGGTTTGCTATGGAAAAGAAAATTTTAACCTTCTACAATGTAAACAAAGAATTTAACGAAAATGAAAAGTCAGTTGTTCATTATATTACAACTTCTGCGAAAGATAGATATGGTGACATTGTTAATACAACGGGGGCTGATTTAAGTAATTATGAAAAAAATCCAATTGTGCTTTTTAATCACAATCCAAACTGGGTAGTTGGCAGGTCACTCTGGCGTAAAAATGATAACAATGGAATTTTAGCAAAAACAAAATTTGCAACAACTGATTTTGCAAATGATGTTTATCAATTATACAAAGAAGGTGTAATGAATGCGTGGTCAATTGGATTTATTCCTGACTGGCAAGAAGCTGTTGATTTAGGTGATGGATATTTGTTTAACAAATGGGAGCTTGTAGAATACTCAGCGGTGTCAATTCCTGCAAATCCTGATGCTATCACTATAGGGAGATCGATTGTTAAAAGTTATGAAGGAATTAAATTAATTGAAGAGCTTGAATTTAGGAATAAAATTGAAGAGCTTTTACAAGAGAATAAAAAGACACTTGCTGAGATTGAAAATTTGAGAAAGACAATTGATAGTATTAAATCGAATGCTGAAAGTGATGAATTGAAATTAATGCAAGAAAGTATTTTAGAACTTAATTCTAAATTTGAGCAACTTGAGAAGTTTATTAAAAAGGATGTTACTCAAAAGGCGGGGATAGTAGGCAATGGTGATTTGACAAAACTTGTCAAGGAAGCTGTTGCTGGAGCTATTAGTCAAGTTAAAGGTAACATCAATTAACGATGTTAAACTAATTTGAATATGGAGGTAAAGATGGAAAATCAAGCAACATATAATTTCACTGCTGATGAAATTAAGTCTATTATCACAGCTTCTGTTTTAGAAGCTTTTAAACAGAGTAATGCGACAAAACCTGATGTGAAACTTGAATCTGAAGAGAAAAACCCGACTACTGCGTTTTCTAAGTCTTTGAAGAATGCTTATAATTTACTTATCGGCAAGGCGGCAAATCCTATGACAGAAGGAACTGCGCCCGATGGTGGTTATTTAGTGCCTGATGTTACAAAACCAAAGATTTTAGAATTGCTTGAAACTTATGGACAGGCAAGAAAGCTCTTTACAATTATGCCGATGGGGAATAATCCTGTAATTCATATTCCAAAAGTAAATACTGGTGCGACTGCATATTTTGTTAATGAAGGTGCAACAGCAACATCTTCGAAACCTACTCTCGGCCAGCTTACTTTGACGGCGAAAAAATTGGTAGGTATTGTAGCTGTGTCACGAGAGCTTATGGAAGATGCCATTGTAGATGTTAGTGATTTTATAATAAATCAACTTGCTAAAGCAATCGCAAAGAAAGAAGACGAGGCTTGCTTCTCGGATGCTACCCCATTTACAGGAATTTTCAGCACTGGCGTCACAGCATCTGATTTTGGTCATTCTGCTGATTTATCTGGTAACATATCTAACTTAAGTTATGATGTTTTATTAGATGCCGTTTATGGATTAGACCAGTCACTCTTAACTGGCGCAAAGTGGGCAATGCACAGAACGATATTTGCAAAAATCCGTGAATTAAAAGATAGTAATGGTAGACCTTTAATTTACGATGCTAATGCTGGTAATCCTGCAACACTCTTTGGTTACCCAGTTGTGTTAATTGAAAACGCACCTGCGGTTTCTGGAACACTTGCATCTAAACCTTATGTTGTCTTTGGTAATTTTGAGAATAGTATTTTTGGTGTCAGAAGTGAAGTTACTTATGAAGTAAGTAAAGAAGCAACAGTCGATGGCACATCACTCTGGCAGAATGGTTTAGTGGGCATCTTGATGCAGGAAAGGGTTGCATTTAACCCAGGGCTCTTGAAAGGTTATTCAGCAATATTTGGAGCATAATTTAACGGGGGCTTTTGCCCCCTTTAGGATTTATATGACTAAATGTTTAGTAAAATTCATTAAAGATTATGGTAAATACAAAGCAGGTAATGTGATTGTAATCAATTACTCAAAGTATTTTGAGTTAAAGAATTATGTCATCTTGCTTAAACTTTACACTGATTTAGGAATTATTAAGAAATGATAAGTATCTTTGAATTCAAACAATTTAATAAGCTTGACCAGACTAATGTTGAGCTGGATAATTTTATTCAATTGCTAATTGACATTGCGGTTGATAATGCTATTAATTACTTAAATTATGATTTTAGAAAAAATGATTATGTTGAAGTATATGATGGTGATAATACTGACCGATTGATTTTGAATAATTATCCAGTAAATAGTGTGTTGAGTATTGCTAAGTATGATAGTTTGACGGGAAATTTCAAGACTTTAGTTCAAGGGGTTGATTATTCAAGGCTTGTGATTAAAGACAAAACAATGGTAATTCTTGAAGGTGGTTTATTTGAAGCTGGTAATCAAAACTATCGAATTAATTATAATGCTGGTTATGATGATAATGATTTGCCGAAAGATATTAAACTTGGACTTTTAGAGCTTGCAAGTTTATATTTTAATGAAAGCTCACAAGGACAGGGAATGTTGTTTGTAATTCAAAAGAATAGACCTCAGATGGGAATGACAGAAAATTTTGATAAAAATGCTGAGCAAAGAATTTTCGATACAAGATTTCAGAAATATCGCAGGTATAATGTATGAGTGAGATTTTGAAAGCGATTGAAGATTGGTTTGATCAGGACTTATATCAATCTATTATTCAGAATTTTGATGCAAGTGGAACGCCAAAAACAATCTGGGGCGGCGGTGGAAGTCAATTGCTTTTGAAATCTAAAAGGCTTGCGAATTCGTGGCTTGGTAGTTCAAGTGATAGTATTACAAAAAAGACAATCACTGATAATAAAGTTATCTTTGAAAGATATACTAAGGTGCCTTATGCAAGACTTCACGAATATGGCGGGGAAATTGCGGTTACTCCAAATATGAGACGATATTTCTGGATGCTTTATTTTCAACATAAAGGGACTGAGCTTGGTAATGCAGCAAGACGAGTAGCTTTGTTTGGAAATGTTTTGAAATTCCCATCGAGAGCTTATTTGAGACCAGCAATTCAAAAAGCAATCGAAAAATTGCGTGAAAGGATTAATCAAGGTTTAAGATATGAAATTTTGAAAGATTTTAAGAATGAGAAATGAAATTTTAAATACTTTGAAGACTGATTTATTAAGACTTGAGAAAGTTAAAAATGTGTCATTTAGGGCTTTGTCTTTAGATGAAATTAATTATTCAAATACTCCATTGGTAATGATTTTTGCTTTGAGTGAAGATATTAAGAGATTTGAGAATTCAAGAATTTCGACTTTTGAAATCGGAGTTAGTTGTGTTTTATATGCTGATGACAGAAATCCTGATAAATTGAAAGATACTATTGAGATTTTTATTGAAGATGTGAAAAAGTGGATTGATGGTGATTTAGATTTGTATAAGATTGATGGAGTTGAATATTTTGACTTAATTAAAATTTCACCAGTATTTAATGCTGGTGATGATTTAGGAATAGTAGAATTTATTTTTCAAATAGTTTATGTTAACTAATAAAGGAGGTAATTATGCCTTGGTCAATAATAAGAGATAAAGGTGCCATCACGAAATATGGTGGTGGTGTTATTAAAATTTTAGAAGTAGATGATAGCGGAACTCCTGTAAGTGGTGCAACTGCGATTGATTTAGGTTACATTCAAGAAACCGTGTTTTCAGACCAAACAGAAACCGAAGCAGTAAGTGATGAGACAGGGAATAAAGTTCAGGAATTCGAAGGACAGCGAAATGTTAAACTTACTGCGACTTTGATGCAAACAAATAAAGAAGTGCTTGACCTTGTAAAAGAAGTCAGAGGAAAATACTATCAAGTATATTACTTGTCAAGCAAAAATATAAATGGTAAAGCCCAAGAGATTGTATTTGCTATTGGTAGGATTAAGCCTGCTATTGAATTGAATTCCTTGCAGAAGCGAGTTCCGATTGAAATCAACTTCTTAAAGAATGAAGCCACAATCCATGTTAATACAGACACAATTTATGGTGGATATGCTGATGGAGTAAACATTCTTGCTGGCGAATATTACACAATTGTAGAAACTGCTCCTATACCATAATAAAAACTTGATGAGGTTATGACATATAAATTAACAGATAACATTGAAGTTAAACTTAATAAAATCACTCCGAAGGCACTTAAGAAACTTCGTGAAAGTGGAGTGTATGATTATAGCAAGCCGACTAACGAAGTATTTCAAGCGTTGCAAAAAGTGTTTCTTGAAGATGATGAGAAATTTAGACTACTTTTAGAAGGACTTTTCGAGCAAGTGCCTGAGGGGATTGAGCTTGAAGATGTTAACTTAGATGAAGTTAGTAATGCTTTATTTGATTTTTTCGGGAAGTTGGCAGGGCGTTTAGGGACATTGAGTCTCTTATCAATGACTTCAATGAATTCCGACTTGAAGACGAATTGATTTTAAGTTCTTTAACTTCTGCCCTGCCAGATAAATATGACTTGGATTATCTTGTTTATAACGCGAGTGATAATGTTTTACAAGAAGAAATTATTTGGAATACTGAGATAACACAACTTTATAAAAGGTTGTTATTTAGAAAATTTGATAGCTGGATTAAAGAGCAATATCAAAAATCTCTGGAAATGAGGCGAAATGGCTGATGTAAATCTTGGCGTAAAAATAGAAGCTGATGCTCAAGGTATATTAGACCTCAAGCAACATTTGATTGACCTTAAAAAGCATCTTGTAGAGTTAAGACAGCAAAAATTAGATATTGCTGATAAGGGTAGACTTGCCGATATTAACGACCAAATTCGTAGAACAGCGGTTGAAATTCAGAACACAAGTGTTAAAATTCAGGAGTTGAATTATAATCTCCAGAAGGATATGGCTTCGGCTTTGGCTCAAGGTGGACAGGCGGCGCATCAGATGTCAATGGCATTACAATCACTTAACTTTGTCATTCGTGACTCTCCTTATTTCTTTAGAGACTTTGCTCTTGGAGTTTTAGCAATAGGTAATAACTTAAACCCACTTATTGATAGCTTTATTAGAGCAAAGCAGGCGGCAGATGAGCAAAACATTTCTTTTATGGCTTTGATGAAACAGGGCTTGATGGGAACTTCTGGAATAATCTTAGGATTTTCTTTACTCGTTTCGATTTTGCAAGCAGTAGTGTTTTGGAAAGAAAAAACAAAAGATAAAACAGAAGAAAACACAAAAGCTTTAGAAAGAGAGCAAAAACAACTTGAAAAAAACATCGAGACTTTCTTAAAATATAAAGCAAACTTGCCTGCTTATAAAGAAGGTGAAGAATTAATTAAAAGTGTTGATGAACAGATAAAGAAATTAGAAGAACAGAAGAAAGCAATAGAAAAAAGCATCAAGGCTAAACAAGATGAACTTGACACATGGTTGCAAGTGGCTATAGTAACTAATACAAATACTAAAGATACAAAAAACCAATCAAACGAAACTCAAAGATTAAAATCAGAAATTGAAGATTTAAATCGCCAATTAGACACACAAAATAGCAAACTCAAAGAATTACAACTTCAGAAAGATAACTTAATAAAACAGCAAATAAAATACACTGAACTTACTGAGCTGGGCAATAAAGTATCAAAAGAAGGCGTAAAAGTAATACAGGATTATATTAAACAAACTAAACCTTTATATGCTGAGTATGACCTTTTAGTTGAGTATTTAACCGAACAACTTAAATTATCAAAGGATAATAGTAAAGAAGCGAGAAATTTTGCATTAGCAATTGACTTTTTAAAACAAAAGCAAAATGAACTTACTGATGCAATTAAAAATTCACGAAAAGAAACGCAAGAATGGATAAAGGATTTAATAAAGCAAGATGAAGAAGAGTATAAAAAAATTTCAAAAAGAGACAAAGAATTCGTTAAACACAAAGAACAAGAACTTAGCGCAGGGAAGTTTACAGATTATGAGCGTGATTATCAAGTGGAATTGGAAGAACACGAGAAACGAAAAACCAGATTATTAAATGAGTTTACAAAGAAGTTAGAAAAACAACCCGATACACAGCTTCGTTATGAATTAACACTCGAATATCTAAAGAAACTAAAAGAAGAAGAGGATAGATTTTATAGAAGAGCTGAACCATATTTTATACTGGTCAAAGGCTATCGAAGTCCAGCTTTGAAGTTAATTGAGGAAGATTCGAAAAAGGCGAAGGAGCGTGGTGCGGAAGCAACTAAAGAAACAGAGAAAGAACTTGCCGATCTAAATGCCAAGCAAAAGCAAATCAATGAAACACAAAAAGATAGATTAGAATTACAACAATGGGAATTAAAAAACTTAAAACTTCAATTCAATGCTCTTGGTGATATTGCTATGGCATTAGACAGCATTACTGGAAAAACAAACGACTGGGGTAGACGAATTGCTTCTATTTTGCAATACATTATAGAAATAGCAACAGCATATGAAAAAATGCAAACTTCACAAGTTTCAGGAACTACTGGATGGTTGCAAATTCTTGGAAGTATTTTAGGTATTGGAGCATTATTATTCAAACCTAAACCTTTTCAAACTGGTGGCATAATTGGTGGTGAAGGTGGCAGGGCAGTTCCTATAATTGCACACGAAGGCGAGATGGTTCTAAATAAACAACAGCAAAGAAATTTATTTAAGATGATAAATTATGGATTTGTGGCACCGAGTAATAGTTTGAATGTTAGAATTGATGGGAGCATAAAAGCTAAAAAGAGTGATTTTATTGTTGAATTCAAAAGAGCGGAAAAATTAATTTATAAGTCTAACTTATGATAAGATTTTATTTAAGAATTTTTAATTCAACCTCAACAATAAATGGTTTTACTTATCCAAAAACTACACCAGGCACTTATAGAACTTATGATATTACTAATGAAATTATCGAAAATGAAGATATTATAATTGACAAGCGAGTTGAATATGATGGCTTAGATAGTATTGCAACTGATGAAGTTAGCTTGGTGATATCAAAAAATGCAACAACCGAAAGGCTATTATTGAATGATAATTTTAAGGCTCTTTATATTACTGAGGCTGATAAACTTTACTTTGCTGGTTTTATAGACAATAATAGAGTTATAAATTACAACGAAGACACTCTTGAAATAAAGGCAAATGGAGTTTTATCATTCTTATTTGATTTGTGGGATTCTATCCCAGTGCCTTATGAGGGAGTGGGTAGTTATACTTATGATTACAAATTAAATTATTTTCTTTCAAATACATTAACCGCAATACCTGAATTTAGACTTAGAGAATTTTTGGATTATAATTTCTATGAAGATTTCTTAAGAATAGGATTACCTGAATTTAGTAATACCGATTTTAATAATATAGTTTATTATGTTTTTGCTTACAACTCACAGCAATGGTTTCAAGGTAATGCTAAATATAAATATACAGCAAAGGATTTCCTTTTAGAAGTTTTAAGACATTATCTTGCAATGATTTATATCCATCCGAGTAGAAGACTTATTATTCAAAGTAAACTTTATTTAACAAATCCACACAACTTACCAAATCTTTCTGAAAATATTCTAAAAATAACAGACTATGCCTTAGATGATATTATATGGGAACAAGAATATAGTGTTTATGACGGAATTTTATTTAATGTGGTTAACGCATCAACTAACGAACATTTGTGGGGTTTGTATTCTAAAAATGCTGAATTTTACTGGGAGGTTCGAGACGGCGGGGATGGTCAAGAAGTAACATTTTTTTATAGGAAAATACCAGTTTCAAAAGATGGGTTCGGCGATGGTAACTATCTTGATTTGCGAATGAAACTTTTAACTGACAAAGGTATTCAAGTAGTCACTGAACCTTTATTGTTTTTAGGATCTCCAAGAATGGATGTATTGCCAGGTGGGCGATACGCACTTTTAAACCTTTATTATTCAATAGGGGGGCAAGACTATCATTATGATAGTGCGTCTGATATTCAGTATGGTATTTTCGAAAAATTATTAAACAAAAAAACAAGTATTCTAAAGACTACATTAACAGGGCTTGATTATAACATTGGAGACTTTTTTGAATTTAATAACAAGATATTTATATTGTATGAGATGAAATTAAATTTGACACAAAATACGACTGAAGTAGCAATGCGGGAGATTAAATAATGGCAAGTGGTGGATACGGCAGATACATAAGGATTATTTATCCTACTTCGATTGTGAAAGTTCACAAATCGGGTAATTTAACTATCCGATGGGAAAGTGGAGCAAACATTTCTATTTTCAATATCCAATATCGTAAAAATCCAAGTGATAACTGGCATACTATTGCTAATGATGTAACAGGTAATAGTTATTTGTGGCATTTGTATAACTTTACACTTGATCCTTCCAGACAATATCAAATAAGAGTTTACAGAGAAATTGATGATATTATTTACGAAGCAATTAGCCCCGCATTCACAGTTTATGCAGGTTCGCTAATTCCTTCTAATTATCCTTACATTTTACACGGATACGGCAAGCCTTATTTTGTGATGCGTGATTTAGAAGGTAATATCTTAAAAGAAGCAGAGCTCCGTTATCCAGTTGCGATGGTTGAAAAATGGACACCAGAAATTATTGTTCATAAGTTATGGAGTGGAAAAAAGAGAGTGCTTGCTAAAGGTTGGTGGTATGAATGTGTTTTGGATTTTTCAAGTTATTCAACTTCGAAAGATATCGCTGATATTTTGCCTTTATATGATTTTGCAAGTAGAGATTTGACAGGTTCCCGTGAAATTTTATTTTATCCTCGTGGCAACATTATTGAAAATGGTGGCAATTTTAATTATTTTTACAAAGTAGAAATAAGTGAAAATTCAGTTTTGGAATTACAAATGTTGCCTCATAGAAGCGGATATAGGAATTTGAAACTTGAATTAAAAGGCATTGAAAGATTGAGCCAGCCGTTTGATGATATTACATTCTTTAATACTGAAGAAATGAGTAGAGCTTTGCCTCACGGAATTGAAGGCGGTTATGGAACAAATTATGGAGAAGAATATGGTTAAAAAACTAATTTTTGTCTTTGTATTATTTTGTGTAGTTGGTTTTTCACAAACTACACCACCGAGCGGGTATACACCGCATTATAAACTTAGAATGTGGTCGCAAGGTGCAAGACCAAGTGCTGATAGTTTAAATCAAAACTGGAAAGATATTGATAGTGTGATTTATAGTGTATCACAAAAGACAATAATTGATACTACTGATATTGCTTATAAGAGTAAAAGTAATTCTTTTAGTAATTATAATGTCATTAGTGAATTATTTATATTGAAATATCTTTATTATAACTATAGCTTATTTGAGCCGATGTCTGGCACTTATACCGCTTTACAATTTGATAATTTAGTAAATGCTTTTGTTTCTGGTGGATATGACACAGTTAAGGTTTATAGTATTAATAACTGGGATAAAGCTGGACAGATTTTAGTAATAATTAATTTAATGGGGCGTGAAAAATACATTAAACTTTATCACGATAAAGCTCAGGGAACTAAGTATAAAATGTTGTTGCCGAATGAAAATGATTTACTAATTCCTTATCTCGGCTCGGTTACTTTAATGGCAATTGACAATGGTAGCGAAAAGAAGTATTATTTAATAAGCAAAACATTTTAGGAGGTAGATATGAAAAAAGTAGTATTATTTTTGTTGGTTTTAGTAGCAACATCTTTTGCACAAGTAAGATTTTTGAGTTATACAGGAACTACAGGAACTCAGGTGGATACAATAAATTTTGATTTTTATGTGTGGGAAGTGTTTGTGATTAACGATAGTCCTGATAGTCTTTGGTTCTGGACAGAACCAAATGCTTCGAGTAATAGAAAAGTATTACTCTTAGGTGGTGAAAGTATGGATTTTAGATTTCAGAATTCAGTTAATAGAGTATTTTTAAAAGCAAGTAAAGCAAACACAAAACGAAGGGTAATAGCAAAACCTTAATGGAGGTGATATGAAAAGAATTTTATTTGTCATTTTAATTTTTGCTCTGAGTATTTATGCTCAGAGTATTCAATTTAGCACACCAAGATTTTTGTATCGTATAAATGATAGCACAGCTAAGTTCACAGATAATTATACCAATTTGAGAATAGGTGGTGGGCAATTTCGCTGGCTTAATAGTCAATTACAATTTAGTAATGATTTAACAAATTGGTATGCTATTCCTCAATCACTTACTCAGGGCGGGGGATGGACATTAGGATTTAATAAAATTTATCAATCTACAGCAGGCACTCCAGTTCACATAAGAACTAATGCTGGTGATACAACGGGGGCGGGTTTATTGAATGTTTACGGGCATTTAAGCGTGGTTCCATCTTCTTCAACATCAAATGTTTTGACTACAAAGTCGCTTCAGTCAACTGCACCGCTTGGAAGTGAATTAGTTACAAATGGAACTTTCGATAGCAATGCTGGATGGACTTGGGGAACAGGATGGACTTACGATGCTACTAATAAAGAAGCAGATCATACTACTTCCAACACAGCACCATTGACACAAACAATTAATGTAGTGAGCGGAACAACTTATCACATTAAATTTCAAATTAAGAATATGACTACAGGCTCGGTCACTATAGATATTGGTGGGGTATTTGTGACTAATTATGGTTCATATATTAGTTTTGATTATAATAGCACATTTAATAGAACACTTGTTGCGAACAGCACTGGCAGTGTTTTATTATCTATTACTCCAACGAGTAACTTTGATGGCAGTATTGACAATGTTTCTATAAAAGCTATTACTGGTGCTTCACAACCTAACTTAAGTTTCGTTGACGAGACAGATAATGTTTTTGCAGACTTAAGGGGGAATAAATATTTATCTAATATCGCTTTGGGTTTAGGGGGTTTAAGTTCAAATACCACTGGTTATAGCAATTCAGCGTTTGGTCACTATACTCTTTATTCCAATACCATTGGTTATAATAATTCGGCGTTTGGTCGTGATGTCCTTTACAATAATACTATTGGATTTGATAACTCAGCATTTGGTCTGGGCGCTCTTTATTTCAACACCAGTGGATATAAAAATTCAGCGTTTGGCGTAGACGCTCTGCGTTTCAACACCACTGGTTATAGCAATTCAGCGTTTGGTCGAGACGCTCTATTCTTTAATACCACTGGATATTACAATTCGGCGTTGGGGTCAAACGCAGGTGCTTCAATAACAACTGGTTATAATAATGTTTTCGTAGGTTATGACGCAGGATATAATGGTT